CTTAGTATAAGCGTTATGTCAAAAACCATTCACTTCGTATCAGGACTTCCAAGGGCAGGCTCAACCCTGCTTATGAATCTACTGGCCCAAAACCCTCTTGTTCATTCCACCGCTACCAGTGGACTGCACGAGATTGGATATATTGCTCGTCAGTTTCACCAGACGGAAGAGTTTAAGACGATTCCAAATCCCAAAGATGGCGAGACCCTGTTTTATGATTATGTCAAAGGGGGCTGCGAAAATGCCTTCAACCGCCTCACGGATCGTCCCATCGTGGCAGACAAGTGCCGCTCATGGGTAGGTCACTTAGACATGCTATTCGCGATCTGGCCAGAAGCTAAGGTACTGGTCCCTGTAAGGGACATGCGAGGCATCCTCTCCAGTTTTGAGAAAAAGTGGCAGGCCCATCCATTCCCTATGACGGGAGTTGAGAAAAATAACCCGCAGAACTGGACAACAGTCGAGAAACGCGCACAGGGTTGGTTGCAAATCCCACCTCTCGGGATTGCTGTGGAGCGTCTTTCTGATGCCGTTCGTCGTCACAAAGACAAGCTGCACTTCGTCCAATTCAAAGAACTTACTGAACATCCCGAAGATGCGATGGCAAAAGTGTGGGACTACCTTGGTATGGCGGCTCCTTCCCATGATTTCGATAGCGTTGAGCAATACACCAAAGAGCATGAACTTGGCTGGCCCTATGGGGAGCACGAAATCCGCTCCAAGGTTGCTCCGGTGAAACCCGACTGGCACGAAGTCCTTGGCAAACAATTCTCCGATCAAATCTTACAAACATTTAACTGGATCACCGATCTCTAATTTATGAAATATGCAGTAATCAATCCTCGCGGCGGTGTCAACCGCGTCTCACCAAAAGCCATCACCGGTAACCCCGAAGGCACAACCGTCGTGAAACTCACTGACAAGCAAGCCGCGCAGGTGGAAGCTGGGCGCACGTCTACACCACGAGTCCTATACTTCTGGCAAGACGACGCGCTTATCACCATGGCCGATAAGCAAGCGGCCATACAGGCAAAAGTGACCGCTACACAAGAGGCAAGACTTGCTGAGCGTACAGCCGCACAAGAGGCAAGACTTGCTGAGCGTACAGCCGCACAAGAGGCAAGACTTGCTGAGCGTACAGCCGCACAAGAGGCAAGACTTGCTGAGCGTACAGCCCTAATGACGCCAGAGGAAAAGATCGGGTTAGCCAAGGCACACGTTGCTCAAACCTTCGATGCGTTCGACCTGATTTCGATGATGGACAAACTTGCACAGGTTAAGGATGTCGATGCTCTCGCGGCAAATCCGAAACTCGTCGCTACATACACATGGATTCAAACCGTGCAAGGTATGGCGGTAGCTGGTCAAACAGCGTTCCCTCCCGCTCCGCACACATTTCTTGAGATCCGCTCAGAATAACCAACTATTTTTATGGTCACACTTCAAATAAGCCCTCTTGCTGCCCTTAGAACAAACAGCAACCGATCTTTTTTGGTAGGGCCGATTCTTACGCCCTTGTGGTCAGTGCTAGTAGCACAAAACGTCAGAATTCTTTCGCAAGCTGGTAGTTCAGTTGTACAAGTATTTGATGCGATGGTTACGCGAAGCACTGGGGCTTCCACTGTTACTGATTATCAAATTACCATACAAGCGATTGATTCAGCCCTCAACACATTTGAGTCACTACACCCTAGCATTGCCACTGTGGATTCAACCGGACTAGTTACGGGAGTGTCCGCAGGGAGGGCCATCATTCGGGTTAACAGGTCAGGGATTACGCGAGACCAAGCAGTCACAGTCACTGCTGTTCCAAGCACCGCGCAAGACACTTTCCTAAATTGGGCTACGGGAACTTTAGCAAAGCACGCAACCGACTACGTGGATACCGATCTAGTGGGCAAGTCCACAGCAAGTGCCATCCGAATTTTCTCCACACAGAATCACACTACCCAGTCTTACGTCCGCAATTCATCCCTGTGGTGCGCAGGATTAGCCCCGAAGCTGACCTGCTGCTCTCCTTGGAACTCCACAGGGGCCAACACCCGTGCGGGAACTCTCGTTACCCCAAGGCACATCCTCTACGCCGCCCACTACCCAATACCCGATGGTGATACAATACGATTTATAACAGCAGACGGCACAGTGATCACGCGAACACAAATAAAGCGCAAGATTCACCCGAACTACTCGCCCTTCTTCCCTGACCTTGTGATAGGAGTGCTGGATTCAGACCTCCCTGCGAGCATCACCCCATGCCTAGTCCCACCAACTACGTTTGAGCAGCACTTTTCAAACTTGGATTATGGGGTCCCTTGCGTCTGCCTAGATCAAGAAGAAAAAGCTCTCGTTACAGACTTTAGTGGTGCGGATAGCAATTTGTATCGCTTGTTCCGTGAGCCAACTGACAGCAAGCGATTGGAATTTTACGAGCCTAAGATTAGCGGAGATTCCGGCAACCCAGCCTTCATGGTCGTGAATGGAGAATTAGTTCTTCTCACTGTTTGGACGTTTGGAGGAGGAGGTGCAGGGACGAATGTCGAAAACCAAATTACCGCCCTTAATCAAATGATAGTGGACGCAGACACACTTGCCGGATACTCTACCGTAGATGACCCCACATGGCCAAATGCTGCCGGACACTATAAACTCAAGGAGGCCGATCTTTCGGGGTTCCCTAGCTACGCATAATCTAATGAAAAACCTGTGCATACTATTTGCATGTCTACTTTTTTTAGTATCATGTGTTACCAATCCTCCGGTTCCTGCTGCGCCTTGGGTTGGAGTTTATCGTAATGCATGTGTTCCAGAGGCTATCTCAATGGCCCAAGGATTGCGTGGGTCTGGTGTTCAGTCCAGAGTCTTGATGTTCTCCACTCCGACCTATTCACATGCTGCCACGGTCTATCTATATCCATCAGGACAAAATCAATTGTGGGTTTGGGATTCTTATTGGAAATCTACAACGGTTAGAGCCTTTTGGTACGAACCAAAACAAATTGCCCAAGTTTGGTTACAAAAGTGCGGAAGACGAGAACAGGTTTTAAAGGCTCACTTTCTTGAGACCGAATAATTCTAAGAAGTATATTTGACCCAATATACTGGGAAACCTACTTCTTTAAAAATGCCTTCTACCATAGGTCTAACAATGGAAAAATTTCCACCCGCCAAACAACACCCGATTTTCCAAGGAAACCCAAGGATGATATTAGAATCTCCATCGATTCTTTTGGTGCATAGATGGTTTTTTAAATGCACCAGTGCTATCTCTAATTTGTCTTCCATAAGTCTTTTACCAGACCCGAACGAATATTGCCCGTATAAGTTATATATGAATTTTCCAGAAGACTCGGCACAGGTGAATTGTCCTAATTTATTTATATCACCTTTCTTGGTATTCAGGTCTGCATCATATGCCTCTGGATATTGTTCTCTAATTTGTCGAGCAATTCCGGCTCCGAACGTATGAAAACAGTTTGCACAGTGAGCAATGTGATTACATTCGCTATTTAATAGATCACCATCAATTATTTTCATCGGTTTTTTTATTATACCAAGACTTAATGGTTTCCCATTCAAACTAACCTCTTAAATCGTCTCAAATGAAAGATTAGGACCATGCCTCCGAGGGTCGAGATAAGAGATTTTAATCATTGTCTTCTTTTTCATCGTTTAGTTTATCTAGATAATCCTTTACAGGATCAACCTTAGAATTCTTATTATTCCATGATTGGTAGAGGCAGTCAAGTCCTTTTTGTATAAGTTCATTAGCGGAACATGTATATTCTTCTGATGCTTTAACAAGTCCAATGAAAAGATTGACGACAGATGCTGCTAATCCAGAATTTAACATATGGATATTTTTTAGAGATTCAATGTCATATACACCATTTTCCACCGTTGAAAGTGCTTCTAGATTATTATATTGAAACACTGCCTTTTGTTTTTTGGCATCATCATCTATGGTTGTTAGTAGTGGAAAAATATATATAGGGATATTTCGTTTGGTTATTTCTTCTAACACTTCTTCAATATATGTCATCTCATTAATCTCTTCTTCGGTAAGGAACACCTGACGATATTTTCGATCCTCATCTATTTCAGATTGTTTACTATCATAATCATCTTTTTTTTGTCTTTTCATATTATTTATTAAGTTTATACCAGTCAACAAATCGGGCTTCGACCTGTTCTTTGGTATGGGTTAAAATGTAATCGGAATCCAATGGACCATTATGATCTTTAAATGCGCGGATGATGTTTCCTAGGTCCTTTCCTTCGGCTCCGGTTACTTCCATAACCAAACTACCAGAAAATTTAGATGCCATATCTTTTTTTACCAAATGATCTCCCAACATCTTTTTCCATTTATCTAATATGTCCACAGAAAAGTGTTTTGAAATTTCTTTGATGTAAACGGTCTTATCAGGATCACCGATAAAGGTATTTTTCATATCTTTAATATATTCTAACCAACGATTATAATCACCCCGTTTCGCATTCCTATTTTTATTGATACTGTTCAAATTTTCAAAGGCAAAGATATCCTTGCTAAAGAATCGAGAACCTGTAAGAAATTGGAAGATATCTCGTTCTTCATAGAAATTACCATAACCGACATCAGATTCAAAGAATTCAACGACACTCTCCAAATTGGTGCTAATGGGGATACAACCCAATTGTTCACTATCGGATAGTTTAACAGGGTATGTAAGTCCATCAATACCCCATTTCAAACCAGCCTGTTTGAGCATATACCCCATACAGTTACCGATAGGAGAATATGAACAAAAACTTAGGTATGCATGATAAGGTTTTGTATCTTCAAAGACCGCAAGATCTATCTGATATTTTTCCAAAAAGTCAAATGAATATACGTTCGAATTTTTTCGGACGTATCGAGCCTTATAGGTTTCTTTGATCTTACGACTCATGTTCTCAAAATTATTGGCATCTCGGTCCATGGTGACACAATCAACATCACCATGATCTTTCTTAAATTCATAAGAAGGGATGATCTTGACACCACGGAAACGATCTTTAGTTGCAAATGGAAGTCCTTGACGGAGTTGGTTGCACACGAATTCATATTCTTGTGCAGACATCCTCTGTCCTTCAAATCCAAATTTTTCTTTTAGTGCCGTGTTTCCCATAATTTTATTCTGTTCCGTGTAGTTGTTCTGGTTCCATCTTATATCGTTTTTCTTGACCTGAATGTTTTTCACACAGAGCCTTCACCCAATTCGAACTTTTATCGAGTTTACCATAGTCTCCACATACCTCACAAGTTTGAGATGACAGGTATTCGATATGTGATTCTAATACTCTCCAAATTTCTCGATAGATTCCGGTTAGGTTGTGATCACCTTGATTGGTTAGAGTCCCGAATTTCTCTTTCATGATGCACGAAGTGATCCGTGCATCTGGTTGGATACCACTCTTAACAAGTAGATCAACCAAAGTGCAGGCTCGTTCGGCTAATTTATCAGCAAGTCCTAACCATCCGATCCCAAATTCCATTGAATATCGAAGGTTGCAAGATTCTTCCTCTTTGATATGACCTAGTTTTATATATTGATCTGTGTAGCTACCATCCATCGGAACGATGAAAAATTGAGGCCATTTGTTTACGATAACCAGTTCTTCTGGTTTAAGATTTTTGATTGTAAATTCTTTCATGGTTTTAATATATCAGAATTTTCAAATAAGGTCAATCAATTTTATCGGTTGAATTTTCTTTCTAGTTCCATCCTTTTCAAACATTGCAGTGCCGTTTCATTAGGAAGTAGTTTATATCCACAACCAATGGTTCCACCTTTCCAACTTCCTGTTCCTTCGCCAACTTCTTGATCGAAATCTACCCGAATTGTGGTTGATCGATTTTTAATAAAAGGCAAACCTCTCCAGTGCCATGTCATTCTATCTAGATGATATGTGGCAATTACATTTTGTATTTGACCATTCTTTAGCGTATAAGTGTATGGTTCTTGTTTAGAATGTCGTTCTTCGGCTTTTGTTAAAGCGTCATGATCTGTACCATTTTTTCTGGAGTCTTTAAATAGTGATTCAAAACTTATAGTATCTAGAACCTCTGTTGATTCCCAATCAAGAGACCATGGAAGACGAATAGTTTTCCTATATTCACCCCATCCGAAGACAATGGAACAATAATCATAAAATCCTAGATTATATTTTCTATATCGTTCATCATCAAAGAATTCAATTTCTCCGTGATTTAGATGGATATATAGATCCATAAAGGGCAGATGGAAACCCAACATCTTTCCTCCCGAAACATTGTCGGTGGATAATCCACAACCCAACCAAGAACCACGTAAATTGAATTTATGAAAATTCAGTTCTCCCCAAGTGTATCGAGTGTCGTATTTGTGGCCGATTAGTTTTTTAAGTTTTTGGATCATTGTATGTTTGTAGGTTAAATTTTGAAAATAGTTCATAGTCTTCTTGGGCGATCTCACTGACTCGTCTAACAATGTTTTCCATCTTACACTCATATAGACCAGCCGAAGAAAAGGAAGTGAGTTCCATTACCCAATAATTTTTATCAGAGTCTTCACAGATGTCAATACAAAAAACAGAATCAGGGTAGTAACCCAGATCGAGAAATTGTCTTTGATATCATTTCTGGGAAGATCTCGGTTATCGATTTAGCACCCATTTTTTAATAGTCTTTGGTGAAGATCTTCAACCTTTTCTTCTAATGTTTTGCTCTCCCATATTAATTGATCTTTGATTTTTTGGTCCATTGCCTTCAAACCAGAACAAAAATTACAATTTCCATTGGTATGATAATAAACCTTTTTACAGTATGGACAATATTTGTTGATTACGTGGGCCATATTATTTTTTAGTGTCTCGTAATTTTTTAAATCGTTTATCGATTATTTTGTTTTGTTCCTTTTCGGTAAATTCTCCATTACCTTGTCGGTGTGCATAACTCCACATATCGGCATTATGTACCAGATCTTTGATCTTTTCGTTTTTTCCGATAATACAATATAAATTAATGTCATGTAGAAATCCCTCATACATTGCAATCTTTTCTTTTTGGGTTGGTCGTTTCATATTATTGAATTAGTGCCCAGACAACCCAAATACAAACGGTTATATTGAACGCAACATTCATAGATTCTGAATTATTTGGTGATAGTGATGCAATTGCACAGGATACCCACACTACATAGGTTAAAATTAAGAAAGGGTTATCCATTTGTTATATTATAAATTTCTCTTTCGGTTTGAAGCACGAAGGCAGAATCTATTCTGTGAGACATTCCATGAATAGGATCGATCCATTGGAACCAACAATGATCCGGAGAAATCATGTCGATATTTTTCCATCCAGTGGATTCTAGATACTTCCCAATAGATACGAATGCATCATCTTTATGATCAACTTTTTTAGAGGGTTTCGACTTTTTGAGCAAATTCTGTGTGAATGTGTTATACATATTATTTTATAATTTTGTTGCAAACACCCAAACTACAAAAATGAAGAAGGTCATACTTGTTGCAAGTCCCATAGTATCTACGTTTTTGGTAAATGCTGTGGCGAATCCACAAGACAACCAGATCACACATGCTAGAATTAGATAAGGATTATTCATAAGGTGCATTATATATAATAACGTAGATATGTCAAGAATTATGAAAATTTATTAAGAAAGTAATTTTATTAGATTTGTTGTATAATCCATAAACCCATTTCGTTCCATAGAACCATCTGGAAAAATTATATATATTTTTTTATTTTTCTTTTTAGAGTATCGGATGGTTGCCCATGTTCCTGATCTAACTTGTTCGATTTTACTACTAGGACATGCTATCATGATATTCGATGCGTCCACAATATCATGATTCCTTGCAAGATATTCTTTAGATTCGAGAACAACTCCATCCTCACAAAACGATCTTTTAATCTCGTTGATCGGTGGATGGATAATAATCTTACCGGACGAGACTTCTTTATAAATATTATGAGCATCCGTATCTGCTCCGATACAGTCTCCATGATGAAATTCAACAGAGACTATATCAGAAAAGATACTTAGAACAACGTGCTTTTGCTCGTTACTCATACCAACTTGATTACCAGTAAATCCAAATTTCATGATTTTTTAAGGACTTGCCAAAAAATCTTTATGATTTGATCATGTGTTAAATTTTTTCCATCCAATTTAGAGAAACAAAAAGACGCTCTATTTGTTGGACCATATGATTCTATAATCATCTGGGCTTGTTCTTTTCTCGTTTTTAAATTTTTTATAGTTCTTACGAAATCATTAATATGATCTAATATTCGATTCACTTCTTTTGCACCATCAGATAGTCTCGAAATTTGACCACGGAGTTGTTCTGCAATCTCATGATCGAAGCTAGTTTCGATCAGGTTGTAAAAACCTTGGTAATCAGGCATATCATTTTTGACATAGAATTGAATCAGGTTATTTTCAGAAGATAATTCGGACTTGATTCGATGTTTTACAAGGTAGGCATCAGCTTTGGTTTTTTTCAAAACTTGACCATTATTTCCATAAATAACTATACCCTCACCCTTTGTCCATTTTTCTACATCGTTCACCATATCTTCGATGGAGGGAAACAAATAACGAGATGGTCGTTTAACCCCAAAAGAAATAGCCACATCATCTAATTTGTCTTGTATAATATACGTATAGTGTGGGTGTTCTACGATTCCGGTCAACCACAATTCGGGTTCCAAACTTTCACGCTCCACTATTATATTTACTGGAGAATACCATTCACATATAATAGAATATCCTTCACTATCCAACAAATCATTATCAAACAATCTAGGATATTTATCTTTGAGAATCGGTATTTCGTAACCGTTTTCCATCGTTGATTCGGCATCAACCGTTCCTCGGGTTCGCACGATTAATTCTTTTTTAAATTTGGATATAATCAAAGCCGAACCATCCATCTTACGAATATATTCAATATCACCTTTAATATTTAAAGGTTCGAACTCTGGTTGCTCTGGTAAATTTGTAAATTTTCTATAAGATGCGCTCACGAGTTCGCCATCTTCGGTCCATATGGAACTTCTGAAATATTTGTTGGTTTCATCCCACTTGACACCAATTTGTCGGGGGAATATAAGTTTACACGTTGTATTTGATATAATACAATCTCGTATATAAAACTCTTCTTCTGATGGAAACCTGTCAATTTTCATACCGTCTATATTATCCATTTTTATGGAATTGTCAATAAATATTTGAGATATTCGTGAATGTTCAGTATAATTATATATGGTTATGAAATTAATTATGAAAAATAAAATGTCTCTAGTTTCATAAAAAAGATATTATCAAAATTTGTTATAGTGTCAAGGACAATGTGATTTTAATGGTCTAAAACATCACACTTGTCACAATCATCCATACGAGCAGAAATTTGATCACACGTATGAAGCAACCATGCAAGTTTCGTGTGTGGTGCAACAGGACTACCCCATTCTCTTCGACCATGATGGGCAAGAATGGCATGTAAGATATCATCATGATGTTCTTTATATAGATCGTATTTATCAACAGCTTTACTCCAAACCAACCCAGATCGGCTAATGTGGTGAATTTCGCGTTTATGGTCGGTTCCTTCCCAACCACCACGATCAAATGGATTCATCATATCTAGGGTTTTGGGTATGCGAAATTTTCTACTATAATCCCACATCTTACCAACATCATGAAATAATCCAGCCAAGATAATATGATCTGGTCTGATATTTAGATTGAGAACTTCCTTGGTTTTTAACATCAAAGTAATGACCTCAAATGTGTGCGTAGACAACCCATGATCACCATAATGGTGATGTTCTAGTTTAGCAGAACCACTCCAAATTCCGAAATTGGGAAGATCATTGAAGATGGCACTAGAAATCATAAAGATATCACCAGAATTACACTGTTCGCGGATCAATTTTTTGATGTCAGGTGTTTTATCGGTGTATTTATTCATTTGTAATATATGTGATAAGATAGAGAGAAAAATTCTAAATGTTATGTTGACGAGGTTTTGCGAATTATAAAACAACTATTAATCCATTGCCATTATTTTAAAATGTAAATTTAACTTCTCCTGTATATCCTTTTAGGGCATGGACTGCTGCCAACTGAAATCCCGTCTGAGGCCAAGGTTTGGGTGGTGTATCTACCATCAACACTTCAACCAATCCAAAACCATTTTCTTGCATATCTCGAACCCTAGCTTTCATAAACCATGCATTTAGTAGAGCAAGAAAAACAATGTTGTTCGATACTTCCATAGACTTTTTCAAAAATTTCCTGAATTGTGACCATGGCGGGTTCGTAATGATCCAATCAACCTTATCATTAAATTCTAAGAAGTCAACACCTTTATCAATTTCACACCAAATGGCATCATTTATACCATTTCTGGAAAATGCCCTCATAAAAGAGCCTTCACCCTTACATGGTTCTAAAATGAGTCCAGAAGGTTGAAAATGATCTACGATACGGAAAGCCAGATCATCTGGTGTCCATACTTTATCGTTTCCACCCTTCGGTGCTAATGGTCTGCCTTTTTTCATATTACTTCAAACAATTGTTGTAGTCCACTCGGGAAAAGTTAGGAACTCCGAGTCCGGTTAGATTGTTATAGAGGAATGTCACCGTCTTACCGATCCATTGATCTTTATCGTCCAAGAATTTTTTAGCCTCTTCTTGGGTTCCTTTGAACGAAGCATCAAATTCTTTTCCGTTCCATTTAAGAGTAATGACCTTACCCATCCCTGCCCAATTTCCGGTCCCTTCTTTGATATCTAAGATTTCGGCTTCTGAATCATCTGTCTGCTTCATTTTGAGAAGATTTGCAGATCGTTTGTTTTCATAAGGTGCATTAAGTAACCTAATGATTGATCCTTCTTCACCATCCTCAACCAATTTTCCAAAATGCTTATAGATGTCTTCAAGGTTGTTACACATGACATTCTGAACCAATTTGATATAAGGAGTCGTTTCGAGTTCGATACTGATCCGAGCATATCTCGACATGTAAATAGATTCTTTGGTAACATTTCCTATATTGTATCCATCGTAAACAAAGAACCGAACCCGTTGTTCACTGTTCTTCAAATGTTCTGGTGTGATATGGACACTCCGACGAATCAATTTCATCGTTTCGTTCAATTTATCTTTGAGACCATCACCCATCAATTCACCATCTAAAACCGCATCGGGATATACCGCGAAGAATCCTTTCAAAGCATCTTCGATATGAGGCACTGTCATATACTTTTCACCCTTACGAGTGTATAGACCTTCTTTGGTTGCAATGCCGCGACAATTATGTGCTAAAATGCCATTAGCATAAAAGTTATGATTTCCTACGATTTCTAAATCGTATCGATTTTGCGGTGGTATCTTTTTTATAGATTTAATTTTTACAGTTTTCATTTATAATTTTCTTTATTTTATCTGGATTTTTTCGAATGTCAAGCTCCCATAAAACAATCACTTTATATCCAAAATCTTCTATGTGATGAATTCGTATTTTATCCTTTTTTCGAATCTCTCTCGCCGTTTTATTTCCACCCCAAATCGGAATTATATCCGTTGCTTTATATATTTTGGGATTTCCATGCCAGATATCACCATTTATCTCTATAACAATCTTTTTAGATTCTATCAATATGTCCGGTCTGGGACAAAACTCTCGATTCAATTTTTTATTAAATTTAAAGAATCTATGTTGTGGTTCATATTCGAATTCTATGTTCAATTCTTTTAACATATCCTCTACGATAATTTGTAACTTGCTTCTATATCCGCTATGTTTTGGACGATTTGGAAGATAATTTGGGTTTGTGACTCCATATTTTGTCATCAGAGTCTCTTTACTTTTTTCTTTCGTCGATTCTAACTGAAACACGTTCGCAATATTATACCTATTCTTTACTGTTTTATTCCTTTTTTTATAAAATCTGGAATTTTTCGACATAGGATGTTCCATACCATATCTCGTATCACATGTTTCTTTAAATTTGTTGCGAACTTTGGGATTATTGGCAGAATCTACCATGGTCGGTGTATCTATTCCATAAGTTTTACAACGATATATGATCGCCGCCGCAGACATTTTTATACCCCTCGGTTGAAGAATATTCTGGGCGATGAAATTCATACTAAATTTATGGAAATTCACGACTTCGTCCAAAAATTCTTTCGAGATTATCCCTTTTAAATATTTTCTTCGAGTCCAGTCATTTGGATGTCGAGATATAATCTCCATATCTATTTTCATTTTTTTAAATTTTTCTAAATGGTTCACATATATACTTACACATAAAATACAATGGTTTGTTATTTTTTTAATGCCAATACATCGCTATCCTTTATTTGATCGACCCGTCTCCAACACTTTAATCTTGGTAGATATAGCCTATGATTACCCGTGACCTGTATTTTTTTACCATTCATCAATTCTATTTCGAACCAATCGGGATTTTGTTCCTTTTCATCGAAACAATCTTTAAACCCCATTTTAATCGGTTTAAATTCGGTTTTCCTACTTACCATATTATAAGTCAAAACTTCACAATCGATATTATTCTCAACGATATCACCGATATTAATATCTCCTAGATTTGTAGTAATTTTTGTATCATAGGCAAAACATCCATTATACTTCACCTGTGAGACGCATGGATAAGTAATCTTTTTGATACGATCCTTGAAGTTCTTGGCAAGCATAGGCTCGACGAATGACATCTTACCAATATCATCGATATTTTCAAAATACCCACCCGATTTCTTTTTCTTTTTCCACATGGCTTCGGCTTCGAATAGTGCCTGTGCTTCGGGATCGCGTTGATTGGCTCGACCAGCATTGGTCATAACCGTATCGGTCCATGCTGCCTCGACGATCTTTCCATCTTTCTGACCATAACGGGTGGTGAAAGATCCACCATCAACAATAACCTCCCATTGTTGAATTGCACCAGTCGAAGTGAGTGAATATAGAATAGGTAATTTCATGATGTGACTATATCCAATTTTTTAAGAAAGGTCGACCCTTTTCTTCAAAAGTTCATCAACCAAATTTCGCAAGGCATCATAAGCACATTTCAAACCAGCACGATCATCGAGAAGGATGTTGAAATAAATCTTACTACGACTCCAATCATGGCTCTTTACAGGATGCCAATCGATCAGATCTTCGTTGATACCATCAATCACGATTCCGAGCTTATTACATTCCATATGGATAGCTATATGACGTTCTTTCGAAGATCCACTAAAGATCACGATTCTAAAACCTAGTGCATTACAATCTTTCATTAGTGCAACGAGTTTAGGAAATTTATATCCTTTTTTGTGATAGTCGAATAAAGTCGAGTCAAAATCACATGCAATAATAAGTTTCTTATGTTTATTATATTCATCTTGAAGTCTATTGAAAACATGATGTGGTTCCATGAATGGATCATTCATAAAATTTTCAGGTTGATTCTCAATTTCCCATATACGCTGTTCTCTGTCTTCTGTTTGTGTTGATATCATGATTGGTTTAATTTTAATAGTAAATTTTGTGTGTCGCTGACTTGAAACAATTCTTTTCATGATCGATATCAAAAACTTGTTATAATTTCTCTGGATTATTTCTTTGCATCGTAAGGGCTTGATATAAACTTCACGCTCCAATTCTTACCCAAAACGTTAGACCTGATAGGCTCTACAGTTTTAAGGACAAGACCTTCACCATCGGTCTTACCGTTGTCGTATTTAACACTATCGGCAATAATTTGCAATTCTTCGAGGGAAGGCATGTCTTCGACTTTGAAACGGAATAATTCTTCTACAGGTTGCAAGTAATCGCTACGCATACAAAACTCCAACACATCATCCCAAGAAAACCAATTTCCACCATCAAGATTTTTGATTCCAAAGATAAACATATGTTGTCCTTTAAGGTTCATTTTATTTCCTTGAATACCTTCACCACAGATTTCTGATTGAATGGCCAAATTCCGACCATCCAATTTGAGAGTGTCTTCGATCTTGTATTTTTCGGCCATCTTCCAAAAGGTGTTGTTTTCATCCTTTTTAAGTTCAAGGTTACGAGAACAAACACGCAAATGATTTCCTTGGATAGTTCCGTACCAATTAAAAAACGTTCCCGAAGAACCATCACACTTAGTTGTGGCTACGAGTTCTTGTCCTTGGAACCTATCTTCTTTCAATTCCAAGATTGCATCTGGGTTACTTCGGTAGTTATCTTCATCCGTTTTCGAAACGATGAAAGTTGGGAAATCGCCAAGAGCGATTCCGGCTAATTGTGATGACATCGGTGTTTCATATTTTTCGATGTTTAGATATTCTGCAACATCCATTCCCTCTTCCAAAACCAATCCATCATTGAGAACCTCAAATCCCAATACGGATGCTGGGAGAACTAGACCAGCGGAAAACTGCCCCCGCATTTTCATGGTTTTGAGACGAATTCTTTCATTTCCTTCATACGTTGAATCGATAAGTTTCTTATCGATTAGGGTATCGGGAAATACAAAAATAACAGTATCTCCAACTTTATGTAGACCTTTTCTAACCACGCAATACCACCCCAATACAAGCGAACGTTCGATAAAATCCGAATTTGGGATGGGGGTTAATTCTAAAATTTTGGTGACTTGTGTTAATTTCATGACCTGACTATATCTAAATTTATAAAAATGTCAAATACTAATCACCGAATAATCAGACAAAGTTTTAAAACCTTCATTTCGAAGGATTTCCGCCGATGCATCATTGTGGTGATATGTGTAAAAATTCTTATGATCTTTATATTCCAAAAGTTCTTGGTAATAACAATGCACACCATTATTAAATGTGGAAGCATCATGAAAAACCGTGGTTCCTTTACTTAATGATGTCGATAAAAAGGATAACGGTTTTCCAATATCACCAGAAAATGTTAAGATGTTGTCACCTTCAAATAAAAAAGCCCCGCTAGAATTTACACCCTTGATATGTTCAGAATCTGTAGAAAATGTTATGATGTCAGGATCTCCCAAAGATCGGTATTCAACATTTCTTTGCATACCGCCCATATATAAAATATTTTCGACATCTTGCATAACGGTATTACTAGCCACAATTTGAATCGGTTTCTGGGGTTTGGTGCAAAACCATCTATAGTAAATTAATGATTCAAGACTTCCAACATGGTCAGCATTAACATGGGTGATATAAATCAAATCGATCTTATCAACCCATCCAGTTTTAATCAATTTAGGAAAAACATCCCAACCACAATCAACCAATATAGTCTTACCATTCGTTTCAACGATAAAAGAAGAATTCCCTTCATAAACATCAAAAGCACCACCGTAACCTAGTGTATGTATTTTCATAGAACTTCCTCTAAAATTCTCCAACTTTTAAATGTATTAAAATCTACAGACACTTCTATAGGTTTACCAATTAATTGATCAACCGTAGAACATTTGGCATCGTTTAAAATCTGACTGACTTCTTTACACATATTAGCCATGGATTTTGATCGATCATCCTCGTCCCATTTTGTATATTTGGTGACATCGATATTAGAATAGTCCCAACCACCGTCAACAAATGTTGATCCATCACCACCTTTGATACTGAAAGATATATTAAGTCCCATTTGAACATCTTGATATCCGCCCAGACCAAATTTAGCCGATGTTATTTTTCCAAGATTTTTCTCGAAATCGTCGTGTTGTTTTGATTTATATTCCATATTATTTAAACCAAAGAAGAATTCCAGCCCAGAACAAAAATCCCATACTTATTAAGATAAGTGCGATCACATCACTCATAGTTCCAATTTTCATTGAGAAATCTGTGGTGCCCTGTTGGACAACAACGATTCCATTGGTTTTTGAGCCTGACGGACTATAAGCTCGTCAGTGGGAGGACTGGAACTGTTCCAATAGAACCCGGAACGGTTCCAGTGTTGCTCCCGAGCAGCCTTCGGCAATAAAGGAAGGTCAAGGCTAATGTTCACGGAGCCATTCATATCTGCATTCTGTGCGTTTCCGCACCCTTTGCAAACGAACTGTTCTCCGCGTCTATTAGCCTTCTGCACCCATCCGCAGCACGAACATCGCTGGCTGGTAAACATCGGATTTACCTCAGACACTTGGACGCCAAGTGATTGAGCCTTTTGTTTAACGGCGTTTAGTAGCTTTGTTGCGCTCCAGTGAGAAAGTGATTTTGAGGTTCGGCGACCTCGCTTTAGATGTTTGATGCGTTCCACGCGAACAGACGCGACTCCCGTGAAATTGAGCCGATTTACGGATTCGCCCACGAAGTTTCGGCAGTGTGATTCGGCGCGTTTAAAGCCGTCACTCCCGCGCTTGCATCGCGCCATCTTATTGTTTATATCTTTGAGGGACCATCCGTGGTTTCCCGTTTTGATCTGTGAACCATCACTCACCGAAAAGATGGACGTTTGCCCGATGTCAATGCCTATTGCGGGAACAATTCCTATTGCGGGAACAACTCCTATTGAGGAAAGAGTCAATTCCGCAGGTTGCGGCTCTGGAATCTCAAAGGATAACGAGACCTCTGTTTTGGACATTCGAACGCTATTGAGGCGCGTTCCAGTCTCTTGTATGGAGTTAAAATGCTTGTGGTAATTTAGAGGAATTAGCAACTTCTCGCCGCGAATGCCCGTTGGGCCTCCTACAACCTTGGTGTCTTTTACGCCCGTGGTGTCCTTTGTGCCCTTGGCACCCCTCAAACTCTTGATCGTAAGCCACGCATCAAAACTCGTTGAAATAGAAGGGTTTAGATCGAAGAATCTGCTATCTAGTTGAGCCTCAACGTGATTCGTTGCTGGACAAGAGACCTTGTTTTTTTCAATGATTGCTCGCAGAACCCGTGCCTTCTTGTGTTGCCCTGCTTTTTCAAACTCCTTTACTTGCCATTCTCTGCGCTTATTCTTCGCAAGACTGCCATTGGCAATGCCACTAGATTGTTTCGCGGCACACTGAATTGCTCTCGCAGAAAGCCAAGTTTGAACGTTCGTAATCTCGCCGCTAGGCATCTGTTGTACTTGCTTCCCATCGTTCAGCTCGTGCCAAAACCGCCCCACGAATTCTGTCACGACGCGTGCATATTCGTCTAGGAATTCAGCAACCTTTTCGCTTTTATGAGCGTTAGCGAATTTAAGCGTTAGCCGAGACGAACGGATGTTGCGTTTTTTCTTCATGGACTTCTAATAATTACACTTAAATCTCAGTTATTCCACATTTTTTCACGAAAAGTGAAGCTGCTGAACGATACCGAGAAGAAGTAAAAAAAAATGAACCAATATATAAGTTTCCATATATGTTATATTACCAGTTTTTCGGAAATTGTCAATGACTATTTAAAATTATCGCAACCCCATCAGGTGTATAAATTCCATCAATTTAAAATTCCGTATGGTGCGTAGGGCTTTATTATAATCTTCGATTGTAAGAGTTAGATATCTATTACCGTATTGGTCGTACATACCATTTTCATCTGGCTTAATTTGTTCTAGTTCGTTCATATTATTATATTTAGTCTTTCAAACTTCGTGATTTTTGTTTGCATTGGTTTATTCCTTTGGTTGATAAAATCGTGATATGAAAATATGCAAATCCATCGGTTTTTTTCAAGATCCCTAGATCCTTGGCAATAGTCTCGCACTCGGTCGAAAAAATATTTAACCAGAAGTTCAAGAATCCCTTTTCAAACCCACCATAATTACCCGAAACGTCATAGTCAAACCAAATCTCTTTACCGTTCAATTTTTTATATTTCGAACAGTTGGTTCCTTTATGGTGTTTCGGGTTACAGATGCCTATGTGTGCCCCGTAACGAGGCGTCTGGTTCTTGATAGTGTCCCAATGAGCCTTGTTGAAAAGGGCGCGATAGTATCGACAAAAATCAAGATCGGTTGTGATCTTGATAAAGTCTTTTCCCACTAAAAATTTTCCCTTTGCTCTTAACATTCCCGAAATATATATAAACCATGTAGGTTAGTCAAGAAAATCATCATTTTGATTTATAATATTTAGAAAACTTTTTAATCGGGCATTTACAAAATACATTCAAACTACAGTCATCACAATCGCGATTTTTTAGAAAAATATCAGGACGGATGCAATTTGATTTGGTTTCTTTTTCACAGGCCTCTCGATTTTTTGATAGATCGATTATTACGGTCTTTTTATGGAGATCAATTACTGGTAAATTTTTCCGAATTTCATCGGCCCTTATATCCATCTCTTCGCGAGTCATAATATTTACAATTTTAGGTAAATAAACTTCGTTTTCCTTTTTCTCTTTTTTAACAATTTCTTTAATTCGATCCTTTTCGAATTTAACACACATTTTACAATTTGTGGTAGTCAGGATGGTTGAGATGTTAGAACCAATCAGAAGTTTCTTAACCTTTTGGGGCGACATACTAGCCCTCTGCATTTTACACTCACAACAATAAATTTCTATGTATGGGAGTTTTCCATGGCTTTCATAAAATGAAAGCCATTTCTTCATATCCTCAAATTGTTTAGGTTTTGGTAGTTTGAGTTTTTTCTTGGTATGTTTCATGACAGTATTTATCAACATTAACACCAGATTCGAAAAATATCAAGTCCATTTATCAGATTTTTATAAATTCTCCCACCACCACAGAGGTTGAATATTGGTGTAATGAAAACACCTCTACTGCTCTGGGTCCGAAAGAGCAAATTTCTGTTTTTCTCTGCGATCATTCATCAGAATTATTTATAATTAAGTAGTTCCATTTTTAAAAAATTTTGAATATTTCTTCTACTATCTTCTGATATAATATTATATTCGATGTTATGGAAATCGAAAAAATCTTTGAATCCACTACATTTAGAATATTCTTCGAGATAAAAAACTCTCTTAATTTGCATGGCTCCTATCGTTTGACAGCATTTTATACAAGGAGATATGGTTATATATAAATCTCGACATTCCCCTATTTTAATAAGGGAACATACATTAGATTCAGCATGAATGAATAACTCAGCCTTTTTATGTCTGTTTTTTTCTAGAAACATCCATTCAGGTATTTTTTTATTAGGTGACAGCCCATTATAACCAGTAGCAATTATTCTATTGCTATAATCCATGGCACAAGCCCCAACTTTCGTATGCGGATCTTCGCTTCTTGCTTTTGATGTAAGTGCCAACAATCCACCATATTCTATAAATGATAATCTATTTTTCATATTAATATTTTCTCCATATCCAAATAGGTTATACGTGGCTGACTGGTAGTGGCGCGTGATTTGGATCGGGCAACTTGGTCTGGTTGTCGGCGTCGTGACCTACTGTTTCTGGAGAAGGATACTTTAATCTACCAAAAATCGGCTGATGATACGGACTGTCATATCGACCGATTAAGCATCCTTGGTATGCTGAGTGCGAAGAAACAGAAAAATCCGAACAGAGCGATCCAGGGAACTCCCGTCCCTGCTGGACTTCTGTCATGGGAGATGCGTTATTTTTGGTTTCTTGGCTGCTGTTTTGCATATCTTGGTCTTTCGGTTTCATCGGGATACCTCATCTTGGGCGTAAGAATCTAAATTAGTTAAATTGTTACTTGATTGTATCGTTCTGCATTTATGGTTTCCAACATGACATCCAGCGGAGAGATAGTGTTACCCGAAAGCAACGTCTTCAAGATAGATGGCGAACACCCGCTTACGAGACATGTTCCCTTATCATCCTTGGTGATCGGTGACTGACTGTTTCGGGCATTGACATTCCAGAACACCAAGTTTGGTTGCACATATCCTGCTGCTTCATACTTGAGACGGGTAGCCTCATAGTTTGTAACAGACTGTCCACGACAAGCCATATCGAATTCCATATCCGAAACAATGTAGAGGGTATCAGGCATATCTTCCTGCGGAACATCATTCCGCATTCCTGTAGTAAGAATCAGATCGAACGTTGCTTGCAAGTTAGTAGACATATCCCAATCCGCCCTTTCAAGGTTCTGAACCTTCTCTCGAATATTGTTTCCAACAACAGATTGAAGTGTTGGGGTTTCGGAGAACGTGAAGAACTTGTTGGCAAAGGCACCCTTGTTCTTTTCGGCAAAATAAATTGCCAAAGAGATAGAGACTGCCATTGGTCTGCCAGTCATGCTACCGCTCACATCCGCAATAACGATTCCGTTGTGCTTGTTCTCTCCGATATAATCAGGTAGAGCATCCCAAAGGACATCCAAAGTATCACTCTTATCACATCGATTCAGAATCTTTTCAACAATTTCGTAAGGATACAATGTAGATGCATTGATCTTAGTTTCACCCTTCTTAACTGCCGCCAAAAAGTTTTCATAACGTTCCTTATCGTGCTTACGGAAGGCATCTTTATAGGTCAAAGATGCCTTCGAAGGAACATGAGAATATTCGATCTGGTCCCACTTGTTTGCACAAAGAAGAGGCTCAACAACCTTTGTCTTCTCACGCATATGAGAAAGAGTTTGACGGTATTCCTTAGATGATAGTCCAAGGTGCTTACGCAAAATCGTAGCAAGTCGTCTAGTTGACTTAGAAGAAGTATTTTCCGAACAAGACCATTTGAAGATTAGAGAGTTCGTCTCGAACCCCTTGTTCCACTCATTACCCCAAAATTCTAGAGCCTTGTCCCAAGACTTGGTTCCTTCCAAGAAAAAAAGATCATCATATCGACCATAGAACACGATGTTTTCTAGATTATTTACGACAATAGTTGGATACTCATTGCCCAACCACTTGATGATTGTTCGGAAAGTCTTACGCTCGCCCATTCCCCCTCGGGCGTCACGGAAATAAAACATGGTTTTTAGAGCCAGTTCTTGATCTTCGGCAAATGCCTTAGAAAACAAGGAAATAACATCTTCATCAGAACGAGAACGCATAGCACCACCTAGACCAAAGAAATCCAATAGATTACTCAAAGTAGACTTGTGAGTAAAGGCACCATTCTCGGTTAGAGTGAAATTTTGGTTCTTTTCGATAGAGTTGATTAGTGAGTTCATATTTTTATTTGGTCTTGATTGGTCTTGATTGGTCAAGATGCTGGTTTTTTCATTAAGATAAGTTGATTGCTGCAAGCACCTTTATATTGTTATGTTATAGATTTTTATTAAATTGTCAAGATGCGTTTTTTCCATTTTGATTGCTGTCTGCATCTTTATTGATTGATATTTATCATACCAGTTTTTTTGATTAAGTCAAATTATTTAATCTGTTTAAATTCATCGATATCTAAGCACCGATAAACTCTATTATTATGAGAATCGAAAACGTAATGACTTTGATGATAGTGACCGAAATAATGAGACTGACATTCTGATAAATCAGACATGTGCTGAACCAGTTCCATTTCGTGAATCAATTCACCTAATAGATCACCACCCTGCATGGCCTCTACACCGTGATAGTGCATAACCATAGAGTTTGTCTCGGCTTTAGATAATCCACAGTTTGTAGGGCCAATGTGCGTCATTAAGATATCAACCTTCTCGATTCGTTCAGGTTCAAAGACCACTTCTTCGTTTTCCCACCAAGATTTACCAATAATTCGTTCAGATCGGTCGATAGAGATACCACCACCGATTATCTGAATACGTTTGTCATTAATATCGTATATTGAATAATCCGGTGAAAAATAAACTCTTTCACCAAATTCTCGATTAGCCCAATGATTTTGATGGAAAAATATGGGATTACTATGGTTCCCTCGACAAATTATTAAATAAGAATTGATTTTGGTCATATATTCATATAATTTACGTATTAGATGTCTTTCTTTAATGGGATGGTGGAACCCTTCACCCGCATCACCACAATGTAGAAAGACACAATCTTGAAAGTCTTCTGGGATTTTTTTTTCGAAAAGATTAACCAGTTTTAATGAATGTGTATCTCCGATAAGAATAATCGATATATTTTTGAAAGTCGTTCTCATATTATATATCTATATCAGAATTGTAAACAATGTCGAGAACTTTCTTTTTTAAAATAATTTTTCTCAGATTTTCTATCTAAAAACACCGTAGAATCTTTATATAACCAATCTAAAAATTTCTTGGATCTCAATTCTCCACACAATTTAAAACTTCAAAAACATGTTCCAATCCACACAAATTGCCGATTTGATCAAAATATGTGCTGGAACTGGTTTCGGTTTATTAAGTTGGTATTTAGGAATAATACCAAACTCTTCGGGTGTTCTATCAGCCTTTTTTCTATTTAATTCTGGGGACGAAATAGCCAAATTCTCCCAAGTGTTTTCACCACCACGACTTCTTGGGTGCATATGCTCTATGGTAGCACTTTTATAAGGAACCACGTCACCCGTCCATATACACTTTCCTCCATAATGGTTATAGATATTTCTCTTTGTTGCTCGGAACGTCTTGACGGGCATTTTATTATAATTAGAACCCACAATGATAACCGTAGGAAGTCTGACATCCAAAGAAACCGTTCGGATAGAATCTTCATCGAATTCTCTAGGTGATAAGGTAGCCCATTCTTTCCAAGACAAAGGAATAACCTCGGTTGGGGCAGAAAAATCAAAATTTCCTTGATCATCTTTCATATATTCGATCTTTAGTGCCTTTTTAGGGTATTTAGATGAGTTCATATCTTCAAGTGCATCCTTTACCGTTGTATGTCCTATTGGTTTCCAAGATTTGTTCAATACTAAGACATGTATGTTTAATGCTTTGCTCATAATTAGCCAATTATAATATCCTACGAAAAAATGTCAAGAAATAAGTAAGTATTTCCGTGCGAGAAAATTTAGAGGAATTATTAACGAAAGTAGAACTTCGTCAGAATGACTTGGAAAAATTATCTCAAAATTTAATAAAAGTAGAAAATCAATTATCACTGTTATTTTCGGCGTCTCCTGATATGATCGTATTTGTTAACCGAGATGGTGAAATTTTGAGATTGTCACAATCAACCGGAAAAATTCTGGGATATACAAACGATGAAATGATAGGTAAAAAAGTATGGGAGTTCATTCATCCTGATGATGTTCAAAAGACCGAAATTGTATGGTCATCTATTTTAGAAGGAAATGACATACAATTTGATCGTCTAAATCATTTTATCAATCGATGGAAGAAGAAAAATGGTGAATATGCAAAGTTAGCATGGAGATTTTCGGTCCATGATTTTAACCATGATAACACCGTAGGAGTTGCTACGGATGTCACCGATTTTAATTTCGACAATTTTTTTAATACTTCTCTTATCCAAAAAGCCGTTGCTCTGACCAGAGACGGTATCATTATTACCGAAGCATCATCTCCTGAACATAATATCTTATATGTTAATGAATCTTTTTGTAGAATTTCTGGTTATAGCTCAAAAGAATTAGTCGGTCAAAATAGATCAATTTTACAAGGTGGTGATGTAGATCAAGAAGCTCTTAACACAATGAATAAAGCATTTGAAACCGGAGATGGTTGTGATGTTTTATTGAAAAATTTAACAAAAGAAAGTGTTGTATATTACAACCATCTAATACTTTCCCCCATATTAGAAGGTAATCATGTTATTAACTACATCGGAATATCTAAAGATGTCACCGAAATGGTTGATAACAATATTTATATATGGGACCGAACCTCTCCAAGAGGATTTGGTAGAACCCCATTTCGTAATCTAACTCGTTCAAATACCGCAGTCTAAAATATAATGGTTGACGATATTATCAAAACCCAAGAATATGTTGAACGTGGGTGGAGAGACCATTCTATGATGGTTTTAACCAACGTTGCTGATCATACTAAACTCATCCGTGAAATGATGACTGATTCGTCCAATTCTCAACGAGAATTGGCAGTAAATTTAGCACTAGATTCTGTATGGAAAGAAACGTTCACCAAGAATTTAAAATCAATAGAAGATGATATAAAAATCATTCAAGATGAATTAAGAAATAGGACTTCGCGAATAGATACCCTCGAAAATGATGATGTTGTTGAAAAGGTGTCTAATTTACGAGTTAAAGGAATATGGATCGCATTAGGAGGTGTATTAATAATTGTTGTTGATATTGCCTTCAAGTTATGGGATTCTCTTTTTAAAGGTTAAATATCTTCGGAATAGTTTCGAATCTCTAGATCTTTAATCTTCAAAAGTTTGGCTTTTTTATCTAGTGACATATCCCACTCATCTCGATAGTTGCGATGAAGTTGTTTCCATCCATCGTTCTGTTCCATGAAATTATTTAGGCGAAACAATTCAGATTCATAATCATCTTCTCGGGTTTTTATTTCGGTGATATATGCTGCCTTATATTTCCATTCGAGCATGTGTGCAGAAACTTGTGGGAAATAATATTTATAAATAACATTCTTACTACCATAAGAAATGGTCTTTCTTTTAACCTTAAACCATTTACGTTCAAAGGATGGGTTAAATCCGGATTTATCAAACTTTTCCTGAGTCAAGGGTCGTAGTAATTGTCCTTCGACATAATAAGACAGCGCATCTGGACCATAAGATATAATTTCACTAGATGTTCGATAACTCTTTCCGTCGTTCTTTTTACCCAAAACCCAATGATTACAGGCATCGACAACTTGTTGAACCTGTTCACCGATAGAAGAACGAAGAACATCTTTACGAACTTGGAAGAATCTCCAGTGCCCAACGAAAATCTTATTTTCGAGAGGTTTGTAAGGTGCTTTTCGAATAAGATCATACAATTCGCTGATCCGTTCATTCACACGATGGAATTGTTTGAATTTCGATTCTTTTTTATTGAGTAACATAATTTTATTAGATGTGCTATGGGTTTTCCTCTTAGTTATGCACGTATAATGGTATATATTTGGGGATCTGTCAAACAAATTTTAGAACATTTTGAAAATTGGCGGATAGTGAGAGAATTGAACTCTCGCTGGCCTTTCGACCAGACCAGTTTTCCAAACTGGCGCAACAAACCAACATTTGCCTACCCTCCATATGCGGAACGCCAGAGGATCGAACTCTGACCACCCTTTCGAGTGGATAAATTTAGCAAACTTACGCAGCAAGCCAATATCTGCCTACGTTCCAAAATATCAATAAACAAATTGTTCAAAAAGGTCAGCACTAGAATTCCTCCCAACATCTCCCACTGGCAAAACGAGAATCGGTTTACATTTAGAATGAAGATTCAAATCAATACATACCTGAATCATATCATCATAATGAATTTCGATTCCTAATTCATTAATAATCTCACTTTTAGGATTGTGATGGGTGCAATGGATATGATCAATCGGGACCATTAAGTCATGATCTCGGATAAAATGAATCATTTCTAATTTACCCACCAATTTACGAAATGATACGATATGGACGTTATCACCCTTGGCAATATGTTCCGACATCACCTTACTAATCTTCTCGTTGAGGTCGATTACATAGTTGTTACCAGCCCAAACCAATGAGTCCCCAGAGGTTCTGCGAGGGATAGCCAAACAATCATCAAAATCGAATGAAATTTTCATAATTATACAGAAGGACTAATTAAACTTCTTGCGTATTCCCCCGCGACCTGACGGACTGCCAATTTAACTAAAAATATGGAAAGTTCTTCCTCTGATAATTTTTTAATCTCATTAATATATTTGCGCTCACGTTCATCGGTCGGAGGTTTGATAAAATGAGATTTTAGCAAATGAATATCTCCATGCCCAATTTGAAGAGTTAGATCGACAGGTTTTTGGTAATTGGTGCGTGTTTCTTCCGCCAGTTCCACGGCAAATGAATTATCAAATAAACGGTTCGCAGCTTTGCAGTGTTTTTTGAGAGCTTCGTCTGGATCGCCCAACCGAGAACCGGCTAATGTTTTTTCCTTTTTCATATTATTTATTGTTTGTATGCCTCGACATTATCAATCTTTTATAGATTTGTCAAGTATCCATTCTGGAGTTTCTCGCTTTTTCCAATTAAAAAGATGCTTCTTACCAACTCGATAATAATTTCGATAATCTTCAATGTGATTTTTAGTTTCTGGGATCAAATCCTTGAAGGTGCCGAAGCACCTTGGCACAGCGGTCATTTCAACATTTTCAATTTGTGGATCGTTTTGCCGATACCAATCAAGGACGCCTTCACCTTTATGGATCTTTCCGTACCGATATGTATATTCCTCACATAGAGCCTGACAGTGCTCTATAGACCATTTAAAGTTAGATTTGGATGCCCGACACCACTTTGTCATTGGATGATTGGTGTGAGTCCATTTATAAGGTGCCGTGCCTTTGGGATATGCAGATGACAAACATTGATTTATTTCGGTAATAATTTTAACTACATGGCGATCTACATAATATTTTGCAGCTTCTTTAGGATCAGAGGATAGATGAAATATGTTCATTGGTAACTTTTACTTTACCACACATGTTATATATATGTCAACTATCTATTTGAGAACCATCAATTGTCGCATTTTTTTCACTACATAATGCCTTTATCTAGGGTGGGCGTGGTGGGGATCGAACCCACGATGTTTAACCACTTGGGTCATCGATTTTAAGTCGATGGTGTTTCAGCCAGCTTCACCACACGCCCATATTCTAAAATTTTCTTTCTTTCAGGTCATATTCAGAAGCAATGGCCCAACCATCTTGAACAAATAATCGAATCCAAAGATAATAACTAACGTCGGATGTTAGGGTTGATAATCCGACATCCCAATAATCATGATTTTTGGGATATTCTTGAGGAAGGAAAGACATGTCCTTATAAATAAAACTATACAATGTGTGATCATAATTCAACCCCATTTGTAAAATTTCTTCTACGGTTTTATCCGTCTTTTGTCGTGCCACAGATTTTGAACAATCTAATTGATCTACCTTAGTATCATAAGACGCCATTAGACAGTCTCTTAGGACCATTTCGGTTTGAGATTCTGGTAAAATGATTTGTATAGGTCTATGATTCATAATATTAACTCAGACATGGGACGAACTCTACCCAATTTTCAATAAATTCTTGAAATGCCGCTTCATCTCTTTCTACCTTTTCTCTCCAATCTTGAAAGTGGGTTTTAGTAATTTTATGTCTATAATTATAACCGTGGCACTCGCATCGAGGCACGAATTCGTCCAAACCCGAAAAATCTAATCGAAGTGCGCTCTTGGCCGCACCGATACTCGGCCAGATGGTTTTCTTTGATTTGGTGGTGATAAATTGTTGATTAGATAGTAATCTCACCCGAACCGGAGTGCTCCGTTTTTTAAGAATTTTTTCTTTTCGTTTCATAAACTCCAAGGACCACCATTCGAGAACTTCTACATCTTCTATCGGTATATTCAGTTTTATGTTCATCTCCCCAATATAAACATGTTTAGAGGATTGTCAACAAATAAATGGTGCAATAGGAGAATTTCGAAATCTCATGTGTCCTTTAACCTTTCTACGGCTCCGCAAGCCGAGGGTTTACTATTGCATATTTAAACCATATGAAACTACTTATTATTTAAAAAAGTTTTACCAGCTACGGGGAATATCAGCAAAGCAGGTGAGTGAGAATTTCATCTGGACTCTTTATTGATCCCGAGTGCCCAATCGTCCTTGGTCTCCTTTCTCAAAGGGAGATTTCATGATCAGGTGCGTATAGCGTGTGTACTGCTATACGGCTGGCAAAATTGGCGATCCGTGCGAGAATCAAACTCGCGATAAAACACTGAGAATGTTTTGTGTTATCATTACACTAATGGATCGAAATTAAAAATGCACCCTCTCAAACGTCTAGTCTTTTTTAATCACGGTCTCGATAACCGCTTTTTATTTAACCCATCTAGGCCATACCCCAATGTTTGTCTCGTTTTGTGAGAGAAATTGTATGCTGCGAACCTTGGACTCGAACCAAGACTATACCTGATTCGGGGTGACTACCATTCCCTAGTTCGAATTAAAAAATTTTTCTTGTTATGTGCATATTACGCCAAAAGAGAATCAGACCTTACCATTTACGGGGTATCCTTTTACTTCCACGGTTAGACGAAATCCAACATGAACGTCAATATCTAACTTTGACACGCTCATGTTATCACAGACACCCATAAAATATGGACCGTTGATATCGGAGACTCGCGTTTCGCTCTACTCTTTAAAGGTAATTGTCATAGACAATCAGAATTTATCATTCGTTGCTGCTTCTAAGCCAACCTCTAACAAGAAAAATGGCGGATCATAATCGCATCGAACGATTAGCCTTTTAGAGCTACTACTATTTTCAAAATAGTTTGAGGAGCCTACCTCAGTATGATCCATATAATTTTTTCGGGCGGTTAAAGCCCCATTTAAATTATATGAAAGAGAGAACCAAGGTGTCTTTCGCGTAACACTCCACGACTAGTTCTTGCTGTATCAAAGCCCTGTTTTCACACATGGCTTGGTTAGGATCATCCTTCGATCAATTCAATGATCTACTGTGGTATGACCCAGACCCCGATATACTATATGCAGGGTATTTAGTTTTTTGGTTCTCTCAATCAAATTCAAAATTAATTCTTCGATAGGGTTAGAACCTACATCTCTTGTATACTATCACAAGGCTCTGGGGCATTGAGCTACGAAGAAATTTAATAAAAATGGTCCCCATCACGGTGATTCTCCGCGCCAAAGTCCCCACGGACTTCGTTCTATTATGTTAAACTATCAAGGGATTTAAAATTAATTGAGCATCTACAGACCGTTCTGTATATCCATCCCCAAGGGACAAATTGGAGCCACAGGCGCGGAGACCTCTCGGCAATCTCCAACTCTTAGACATTTCTGAACAAGTGTGTTGGCCATCATTCTCACTTAACACTCAAATTTAATGGTAGGTGTTCCCTACCTGATGCACTGCAACTAGGATTCGAACCTAGATACCTCTTTCGAGGAATACGCGAAGTTAACAGCTTCGTCCCTTACCAGTTAGGGTATCGCAGTAAAAACTAGATGCAGTTTTTTGTGTTTAATATACAATTTTTTGATTGCTGTATGCACCTAAATTCTGAAAATAAACTTGCACTTTAGGTGGATTTCTACCCCGTTTAGTGTAAGTAGTTATATGAATATTATATCCGATATAGCAAAATTAAAAAGTCATGATCTCGTTGAGTTAAAATGTGAAAGATGCGAAAAACAATTCTTTTCCAAAAAACGAATTGTATTGGATAAAAGGAGAATTTTGAAATCTAAAAATCATATGCTTTTCTGTTCTCGGGGATGTTTAGAAATACACTCTGGTAATCGAATTTTATGCAAATGTGCCCAATGTGATAAAGATGTATGTAAACCATTAAAAGATTTTAAGAAATCCTCTAATCATTTTTGCACATCTTCGTGTGCTGCGAAATTTAATATTCCACGAAGGGAATCTATATGGACCCCTGAATTGAGGAATAAAATGTCGGCTTATGCGAAAAAGAATTACACACAACCTATACATATTAAAACAGGAACTTATAAAACATGTCTGATATGTGATAAAGAATTTTACTGCTCACCGTCAAGCAGTCAAAGAAAATTTTGTAGTTTACCGTGTTCATATAAAAATCCTAATCTCGGTGGATATAGAGAAAATTCCACCCGACTACATCGTTGTTTTTATAATGGTATCAAAATGGATTCGGGTTCCGAAGCGCAATTTGCCGAACTTTTGGATGATAATAATATCAAATGGTCTAAAAACACAACTACATTCTTTCATTACATTTACCGAGGGAAAAATAAGAAATATTATCCAGATTTTTATCTCGAAGATTTGAAGTTGTGGGTGGAAATTAAAGGAAAATTTTATATCGAGGATTGGTTGCCTAATAAAATCCAATCTGTGAAAGATGATAATCAGAAAATCATTCTTATTGATTCGGATCATTTGAAACATAAAGAAGAAATTTTGAGAAGAATATCAACAGAATCTTCGCGTATTTAAAGGCGGAACCAAAGGGACTCGAACCCTCAAATCATCTCCGTGACAGGGAGGCGCATTTTCCAGCTTGCTATGATTCCAGAAATTGGAGATCAAGTTGGGACTTTTACCCCTATCTTCACACACTCCCGTCTCAACAAGTGCATCAGTTTTCTTTTACGTAAATGGCGGAACCGATGGGACTCGAACCCACACGTAGCTTCCTTGACAGGGAAGTGAATTTTCCAGCTTTCTACGATTCCATAAATTGTCCCTATATACGGACTTTTACCGTTCGATAATGTTTCACATCTTGTTGCCCTATAAGGAAAGGCCATCGAATTTTCTTTTACGTAAAAATGGTGGGCGTAGCAGGACTTGAACCTACACTTGGAGAGGACTTTGCCTGATATACATTTCATCTCCCATACGCTAAATTGGTGATCTGCCTCCGAATCGAACGGAGTCATGGAAGGATGTAAACCTTCGGCCTTCCCACTTGGCGAGCAGACCATAAAATTATTTGTTTTTTTGTGACCATTCGTAAATATACCGAATACCATCATAGATAAAATAAAAACCAAAAAAGATGATCGGGATAAGAATGATAGCGGCCAATAATTGCCACCCAAAGGTGTAAAAAGCTACCGCAACAATAAACAACAACATAAACAAAAACAGACACCAAAATATAAGGTCGATCATTTCAAATATAAAACTCACCAAGTTTGCAATAATTTTCTTCATAGGGTGAAGATATCAAAATTTCAGATATTGTCAATTAAAAAGTGGAGTCATCTCTCGGTATCGAACCGAGCAACAAACCTTTTGCAGAGGTTGGGGTTCACCTGCTCCCTCAGAGGACTAAAATTCTTTAAACATGGTGGGATTTGGACCCACTCCTGCATTTGGAGGATTCATCTCTAAGAATAATGGATTTCGCATCACTAGTAGATGTTCCAGAGTTCTTTCGATAATGCTGCGTCATTTACATTTCCGCCTCATGTTTAAAATTGGAGCGGGTGGGGAGGGACGATCTCCCATCTGGGCATAGGCAATGCCCCATAATAGCCGTTATACGACACCCGCTTAAATGGTGGAGCATATGATAATCGAAATCATAGACAAGAATTTTGCAAGAATTCTCCGCTGACCACAGCTATGCCCCATAAAATTTTTCCATGCTCTAATTCGAGCGGAATAATGGCCGCTAAGATCTGATTCGAACAGATTCCCTCATTTTTTCAGAATGTCGTGCGAGTTCCAACTACACCACTTAGCGTTTTTAAATTATCGACTGAACCAGTTTTCTTTGAATCGCCACCACCTTCCGGCAAATCCCTTAGATGGGGAGGACTCTATCAGTCAAAATTGGTATCCCGCGAGGATTAGCAGCCCTCATTATTTTTCCTTGGAAGGGAAACGCCATTAAGCTATTTAGGCGAGCGAGACATATAAATGGTTAAGAGACAACTCTGTGATCAAATTTCTCAAAAGACTCCCCGAATTACGCATACATTTAGAGGCGCGGGGAGTATGATAAATTGAACTGTTTAAGGTTTATCCTCTTTCGCAAACAGGGTTGCGTCATTTGATTATCACAAATAATAACGATTCGGTGAGGTAGACATTTATGAAGTCCGTCTTGTTTCCAATTCCCATCCAGACTTGGTGCGAACGGAGGGACTTGAACCCACACTCCTTGCGGAACCAGATCCTAAATCTGGCGCGTCTGCCGATTTCGCCACGCTCGCATAAATACAACATTTCAAAGCAAGTTGCCAGCTTTCACCATAGCTTCCACCATAGAGTTTGCAATCTATTTAGCGTTTTATCGCAACTGCATAACTCAGAAAAGGTGCGGGGTTGTTGCACTTAGTCAACTATCATATACCGCGCAGAAAGTTTACGAAACAAAAAGGATTTCACGAACGTTCTTTACAGGTGGAATCGAACTAATCCCAAAGTCATATGGTCGGAAATCGGGCCATCGAATCCCGCTGAATATCGTGATCCCAAATCACGCGACCACGCCAAGCAGTCCCATTTCCGTTAAAATGTATGGTAGGAGATACGGCGTCTGAATCCGTTATCTGGACTTATGAAATCCGAAGTTTACCGCATAACTTAATCTCCCATTTTTAAATTGGCACTAGTCTTTCCTAGATGTCAACAGAATCGTTTTGTAGCTATTCTGAAATTAAAATTTAAATAGTAGCAAAAATGGTAGCGGGGGCGGCGTTCGAATCCGATGAAAGGGCTTATTCAGTAATCACATCATGATTACTGAATGAGACCCCCGAGTTACCACCTTCTCTACCCTGCGATTAAAATGTTTCAAATATTTTCTATAAAATTTGTTAAATTCTGGATTATCAGACACATTTAAGATCAACGCTTTGTAGCCTCTTTTCTCGCAAAAATATCGCAAGGCGGTGTTTTTTTCTTCGAAAAACCTCGTGTAGTTATTTAACGTTTCACCATGCTTCCATATCATTTTTACTTCTACGACTACTCAACAAATGGTAGCGAGTCCTAGGAATCGAACCTAGCTCTCAAGCTTATGAAACTTGAATGGTCAACCAGACCACCTGACCGCAATAAATTGGTGCATCCAGTGGGATTCGAACCTTCTGTGTTTATTGTCGTAACACTTCCTCATGAGGTCGTGAAACTATATTAGACTTTTTAATTGTGCGTTCCTTGGGGTCTTTCACAGATCATGATCTGATCGAACCTTGCAGCACCGTCTCGTTAAAAATGTTTTGGTGGGCGAAGAGTTGTGTTCGCCTACGCACCAAAAAATGTTTGGTCCTCCGTGCTGGCGTCGATCCAGCTACCTCGCTCTTATAAAGAGCTTGCTCTGCCAATCGTGAGCTAACGGAGGTTAGAAAATTATGTCTCTATAGCTGGAATCGAACCAACGAAGAGCCTTTATCAAAGGCTTATTATACCATTTAATTATACAGAGGTTGAAAATACATCCGATCAGTTTCGCGAGACTCTACATGGTAGTAATCATTGGTCGCATGAACCTTCAAACGTGCAGGCTTTATCGTTTAGATAAATTATTCAAATGGTGCGTCGGGGGAATTTCGAAATCCCATGCGTCCTTTACCGTTTCAATCGGTTCGAAGCCGAAGCGGATACCAACGCGAAATGGTGGGTGATCAGGAAATCGAATCCTGCGATCATTACGAGCGGGGTTTACAATCCCGACTGCCTCCTTAACAGTTTAATCACCCAAAAATCTAAAATGCTCCCCGTCGTGGAATCGAACCACGCCTGTCTGGGCCAAAACCAGATGTGCAACCGATACACCTACAGGGAATAATACTAAAATTTTCTAAGCGATAGAGTTAGATATCTACATCCAAAAATTAGACTTGGCTTTTGAGATCAATGGTATATTTCATTACTCTCCCATCTACGGGGAATCTAAATTGTTAAATATTCAAAGAAATGATACGCGAAAATCAAAAAATGTTTCGAGGATGGTATAGAATTGTGTGTTATAAACACTACCGAACAGATGAAATTCACTGAATTGTCGTCATTAAAATATTTCCAAATTATCCAAGATAAGATTAATGAAAAATGGTGTGGTATATGATATTCGAAATCATCCTGTCTCTTTCACAAAGAGAAGTGCGAAACCACTACACTAATACCACCATAAAAACATTCAACCCGTATGCACACATACGGATAGTTTCTAGAAACTAATAACTACACATTGTTAAGGCAAAGTATCGAAATGGCATGGCTGACGGGAATCGAACCCGCTTCCCATAAGGGACACTGCTTGAAAGGCAGGTCAGACTCTCCGACTTCTGCGCAACCACATATAAAGTTTTTGAAATGGCATGGATATAAGAAATCGAATCTTATCGTAGTCATTTCTTCCGATTTGACACAAAGGATTTGGAGTCCTTCCGGCTACCTTAGCCTTATCCATATATAAATGTAAACGATCATTATCAATGGTGGCGCAGACAGGAGTCGAACCTGTTATCCCAAAGCTTATGAGACTTGGATTATTATTCCGTTTCACTCCCGCGACAAATTGTATGGAGCCAAGACGGGGAATCGGGGTAAGTATTAGTATGAAGATGCTCGTACCAAATATTTCAGATGTTGTTCGCGGCTCAAAAGTTCCATGCGAATGCTTAAATTGTAAGAAACCTTTTTTCGTTAGTATATCACTAGCACGAAGGGGATTGAAAGGGACAAAAAGGGTCGATTTTTGTTCCGTAGAGTGTTCACGACGAGCGAAGACTCTCACCAAGTCTATTATTTGTAAAAATTGCGGAGAAAGTCGGATTATCCAAAATAGCCAAATTGGTGATAATAATTTCTGTTCAAGGTCTTGTTCGGCAACTTTCAACAACCATTTAAGAAAAATTACTAACACTAAAACAAAAAATTGTGAGAATTGCAAAGACTCATTTTCTTTCATCGAGAGGGAAAATCCAAGAAAATTTTGTTCGCAGATTTGCACAAGAAAATATAAACAACAAGAGTTGATTAGTAATTGGAAAGATGGGTCCATCAATGGGTGGACGGGAAAGACTATCCGAATTAAAGTATTCGTAAGAAGATATCTTTTTGATAAATATGAAAACAAATGTTGTAAATGTGGTTGGAGTCAAATTAACCCAACTAGCAAATCTATTCCTTTGGAGGTCAACCATATTGACGGTGATGCTTTGAATTGTTCTGAGGATAACCTTGAACTAATTTGTCCAAATTGTCATAGTTTGACTCCAAACTTTAGGAGACTTAACAAGAGTGGCAAACGCAATCGATCATGAGCTTCCTGTCGGTGTCGAACCGACTTCCCCTCATTACAAGTGAGGAATTCTAGCCAGCGTGAACTAAGGAAGCGTAAAAAGTCGGCTTCTGGTTTACCAGATTACGCGAGCCGTTCGCAAGTTTCAAATTTACAAGTCCTAGCAACATTTTGATCGCGATTTTTGTTGTTGCTTCAACGGATTGTCAGACCTATTTCTGACCTATCAGATTCTCCGTCAGAGTCGATGTTTATTCCAGCCACCTACATACTAATCGACGAACTCTGTAGGTAAAAAAACAGGTGCAATCGGCCACTATGCGACCACGGCAAAAATGTCGGCTTCTGGTTTACCAGATCATCGGGCCGAAACGATATTTAACATTTGGTATCCCTAGAAGGAGTCGAACCTTCCCTAGTTGCTTAGAAGGCATCTGTCCAGAATCCGCTGGCAGGGATATTTTAATTATAGAATTTTTCTACTCCATCCACCATGACCTAAGAAAGAATTTTGTGGTTTATTGATCTTAAACCCCAACTTCTTTGATTTAAACTTCTTACGGGCTGTTTTGATTAGGTCTCTTATGTCCAAGTAAGTTCTAAATGTTACCATAACCCCACGAAGAGATTCGAAGGAATGCACATTCTTCTTAAAGAGACTCGACATCTTTTTCTTCGAATTTATCGGTAAACCATTCATTTTTGAGATGAATAAATCATCTATCTCGAATTTAGTCTTCATCATTGAAATAAGTGAACGTATCTTTTTCACGCTACGGCACTTAGTTAAGAGATGCCAGCTATGAATCTTATTATGACAAGGGCGACAGATTCCGATTAAATCGGTCTCCAAATTCTCGAACGGAATACGGTCATATGTTATGTGGTGAACATCATGTGAAACGGTCACATCACAAATTCGACATACTTCATCCCTTTCCAATACAATAAGCCTCTTCTTCTTCCAATCGGGAGATACTAGATATTCGTTTCTATACTCATCCCTAGTATAGTGAATTGGATATGGATTTTTCATAAAATGTGCAGACATTTACATAGTCTGCTAATATAATAACCATCTTAATGTTCATCAGTTTTTCAAGACATTTAGAACGATGGTTATTCTATAGTAGAAGTTGATGCTTCTACCCATAGATTATTACCACACAAGATCTTTTAGATCTCCTGTCAATTGGGGGCTATTCCTATTGGAACGAATCGGAAACCATTTTTCAATATGCTTTCGAGGCACAAGGTCCGATTTTCTTTATTATTGTTTTTTCGCCGTTCTTACCGCCACTAGAAGTGAACTAGGCTAACTAAGTCTTCTCAAAATGTTCTAAAAATTGTTTTTGTTGTTTTTCTTTCAACCCCTTTACTGTCTCATATTTTTAAGAGATTGTCAAATTTTTTTTACTTTTTCTTTTTGTTTTCAGTTTTTGGTTCCTAAAACAAAAAAGGGAACCTTTTGGGTTCCCCGATTATTCGTCTACTATTAGATTATAATCAGGGATGTTACATAAAGAGCCATTCAGCGACACAATAACCTAAACGACCTATAATCGGTTGCGGTTTATGCATTGTTGTGTTTGATCTTAACTTCATCTTATATGTCCTTCTCTATTTACTTATACTTGAGTGTATCATTTTTCAACTCTTTTTAATCAACATCTGAACAATATCTGGATGATCTACCAAAAATTGAGCCACTTCATCTTTAGCTGCTTCAACATAATGAATATGACTTTTCAAAATATCCGGTCGGTTTTGATACATCGTTTGAAATTTCATTGCCGTGGTCATTGCCGACACAACAGCAATTACCGAAATAAACTCTTGAAGATTATTAGAAACAATATCAAAAATGTTAGACCCCTGTTCCAATCCGGTTTTAAGGATCTTACCAACATTAGAAACGAGTCCCTCGTTAAAAACGGAGGACTCGTAAATTGTTCCTAGATCATCTGTGTTCATTAACGATTACTTATCATTGTGTCGTATCGTCGTCAATAATTTCTTTATCATCATCCTAGATTACCTTATTCTAGGATGGTTTGGTTTTAGTGATTATCGTTATTAATAATTAGTTCGCTAGTAGGTGAAAACAAAAATCTTTCTAGATCGGATTTGCTCTGAAATGCTTCGAGAGCGGTTCCCACCGATTGGTGGTCGATGTAGGTATAGTTTTTATTAGATTCGCAACCAACGGTGAAGTCGAATACTACATCACCACAATGATATGCATCTTTAAGAATCTCGACTAACCAATTTTTAAGATTTTCGTTTCCGGTTTCCATTGCATCAACAGCAACGTAACAAATTTTGCTATAAATATCGGTAAAACTTTTATATCCCCAACCATATTCACCACTTTCGATTACAAAAGGTTCTCCATTATAATCTATCTTTGGCATTTCGATATTCGTCCCAATTGTGAGAGAATGGCTCGATGAACTATTTGTTTCGAATGTGCTGGTTCTAATTGTTTTCATTTTGATAAATTATCAGATTTTATAGGTTATGTCAACTTATTTTATTGGTGTTGATATTTGTGTGGAAGTGTGAACATGTTTGAAGTTTTTCAGATCTTTTGATAAATGTCAATTTATTTTTTATATCGTTTGAACAAATGATTAAAAAAATTATCACCCGAAAGATCATCATAATCCTTTTTAGATGATTGGGGTGATGGGTCTTCAATTGCAGATTCAACACCAGCTTTATAGGCATAGTCGAATGTTCGTTAGAAGAACTGTCTCAAACCCTTTTGGGTAAAGGTAATTTGGGCATCTGGTTGAATGAACTTCGGGTTTTTCTCCAGATAAATTACCCATAAGGTTTCGCGGTTTTTCATGTTTGAATTATTCATAATTTTAAAAATATGTCAAGGTTATTGATAATATTTTTCATCTAATATCATAGATTTCTTAGAAGCATAATCTCCCAGACCGTTAAAATATCCAGAAAGTCTTTCGTTTTCTGCTGGATGGATATTCCCATAAATTTCACCATCTCGATACATTGATTCAATTTCGGAATATGGTATCAATGCATATCCAAAAAAGTTTAATAATTTATTTATAGTTTTCATTTTAAAATTCCATTCCAACATTAACCGTTCCGTTCATTTTCATCATACGTTGATAGATATCATAACCTGTTTCGACCGATCCTCCCACAAACACCGAATTTTTTTTAGATTTAAATTCATATATTTGTAGGCGATATTCGGTTCCCATCCTAGTATAAAGAGTCTTCGATGATTTCTGTTGGTAATCAGTATCACCATAAAATCGAGATGTCGATTTAGGAGTCGAACATCCCATAACGATAAATGCACATAAAATCGAGATAATAAATTTCATTTATTAATAATCAATGATGATCTATTTTTTTATCCATTTTTTTGTCCATTATTACTTTGATATCATCAAATGACACAGGACCGCCAAAATTTTCGATACCTACATCTAACCGAGAAGAGTTGAGATATTCTGGTTGACTTTCGACATCGACACCGTGGCTGTGTCCACTGAGATGCCACACAGAACCTTTGTGAGAATCTATCCATATGCGATGAGCAAAATGCGAACAAAATATATATTGGGAGTTTTTTTCGGTTTTAATTTTAGCCAGAAGATTATTACCATAAAACGTTATCTTGTCTTGATAGGTAATGGGATACATTTCGGTAGTAAGATCACATTCACCAATTTTTTCTTTCAGGGAGATTCGATATATTTCTTTGACATAACTATTATGATTTCCCCATAAAAAATGGATGTGTCCGTTCAGAGAAAATAGAATTTCCTGTCCTCTTTTAAAGGCATCATTTCCGGCCCCAACCAAAAAATCCCCCAAATGTATCACGTTATCTTGTGGTGATACGATATCATTCCATCGATTTTTTATCGCAATATCGTGCTCAGATATGTTGGAGAATCCTCGTTTTCCTAAAATAAAATCTCGATCATGGCAAAAATGGGTGTCAGACACAAAGAATGTTTTTACGTCTTTGTTGTGGTTAAATGTAAATTTATTAAACATATCACCGATCATATTTCGTTTTTATTGATTTGTCAACCTTCTTTTTACTTGGCCATGAAATTTCATCATGATTCTTACCATATTTGGTTTGGTTGACTTTTCTAGGATAATCACCCTTTCCAGCGGAATGTTTTCTATTATCAGACATATTCTATAATTTATCATATTTTTCTTGATATTCAACAAAAATCATATTAAATATAATATATGCAAATAGAAATTGTCTACAATGTCACAAATTTCACAGATCCTCTAAACCTAGAAAATTTGACCGTTCTCAGAAACCAAGCCGTAACAATTTTTGGTAAAGGTGGTTTGAATATTGCTGATGTTGTCGATTGTCGATTCGAAGAGCGTATCTACGAAGATCGATCCGACTGGGTGTTTGTTCTCGAACTAGATTTCAACAATATAAGGTTTTTGGAAAAGATTGAACTTCAATCTATTGCAGAATTTCGTACGGTTTCGGAAATTACCGAAACTCTGAAGAACGAATGGGATTCTAGATACCAGTAATAACACCCAAAACTTTCAGGTTTCTCTTTTCGAAACCAAGTCTATCGGCCAATTCTTTATATATGATCATTGCTTCTTCAATTTCTTGGTCTATATCCTCATCTACTTCCATTAAATCGGAGTCTTGATTTACAGAAGATTTTTCGCGCAATAATTCCAAATTGGTATTTGATTCAGAAATTCGTTCTTTGATCCATTTAAAAGAGTTGAGAGCCATTTCTTTCTGTTCTTCGATATTTTTCTTCATTTCCACAAAATAGCAGATTTTTCGTAGTAATCAAGTAAATATTTCTATGCAGTCTCTCAACGATAAACTTTGGAATGGTATAAAGTTACAACCAGAAATTAAAGAAAAGCTATTATTTATAGCTAGACGGATTGTATCAGACCTAAAAATCAATGTCAAGGTAAAACATGTTTTATTTACTGGATCATTGGCATCTTTTGTTTGGAGATCGAGTAGCGATATTGATTTACACATCATCGTAGATCCTGTTGGTTCTTATGAAGATGTTGCCACGGAATATTTGAACATGTATTCTAAACTTTTCAACAGCCATCATTCCATTTTCATTCGTGGGTATCTATTGGAACTTAATATTAAGATGGAAGAAAAACTTTTGGATAATAAAGGTGTATATGACATTTTAACCGATACATGGATTCAAGAACCTTCAATGCCTAGTAATATCGTATCGGGTAGTGATAAGATCAAAGATATCGTATTAGATTATCAGGACCGAATTGATGAATTAATTTCTCTAAATTTATCACTAGACGAAGGAACCATACTTCGAAGAGAAATTAAAGAAATGAGAACTCGGGGGTTGGCAGACTCTGGAGAATATTCCATAGGGAATTTAGTATTTAAAGAATTGCGGCATAGTGGGTATCTCGGTAAATTATATGATACTTTGAGAAATAAAGAAGATGAATTTCTTTCATTTGAAAATTTCGGTGCATTTTTTAATAGAATATTATAATGGATTATCTCAAGCAATTTTCTAAAGGAAATAGATCATTCTCTGGGAATTTTCCTATATTATCGAAAATATCAGATTGTTCCGTTGGTTATGTTGATATAGTCCAACCGATCCCCCGAGAATCGTTTTCGTGTGCATTAGTAGGACTTCTCGAATCACCGGGAGAATCTACGTCTTTTTATGATGGTTATACAATAGAGGTAAGATATTCTAACAACTCTGGGCCTTGTCAAGGTGGACATTCATGTAACGCTGCTAGATTTAGATTATTAGGAAATGGTGTTTTAATAGGTGTGGCAGACCTTAATAATGATCCTGGTGGCGGTGATAGAGACACATCATTAACCATTAATAGTGAATTAGCTAGACAAATTAGAGAATCTTCACCTAATAACAATATTTTACAATTATCTTTAGTATGTGATATACGACCTGATGAAAATGGGGGTTGGGGTCTAGGAAAGTGTCACGAAAACGTTACATGGATTAGAGTTTATTCTGAAAATGACCCATTCAATTATTTATATGACGGATGTCCTATTGGTAATTTTTTAGAACTTTATCCACAAAGTGATACACAATCATATATTAAGATATATTATGAGTCTTTAGATGGAAAAATTATAGAATGTTATAGACCACCAATCGCGGGTTGCACAAACCCATATAGAGAAAATTATAACCCCAACGCAGAGATCCTTGATGATTCATGCGGAGATTCAATTTTACATATTATAGATTTAAATTATGATATTAGCGATATAATAAAATCTGATAATGGATTCTCCTACCATAACAATTCAAGTATTTCATCGAATATCAAACAAATTATTTATAGTGGTAACGGTACTTTCAGAAGTTCTAATTCAAGTACTTCATCGAATATCAAACAAATTATTTATAGTGGTAACGGTACTTTCAGAAGTTCTAATTCACAAACCGAGAATAGTTTAGGGTCAATATTTCAAAGTTCAGACGGTATAATAATATCCAATAATTCTTCACCTTCCATGAATTTGAAGAATATTACACAAAGTTCAGACGGTATAATAATATCCAATAATTCTTCACCTTCCATGAATTTGAAGAATATTACACAAAGTTTATACGGTATAATAATATCCAATAATTCTTCACCTTCCATGAATTTGGAGAATATTACACAAAGTTTATACGGAACGATTCGTTAATAATTGGTAAATGATCAAAACATTTATAAGTAATTAACATGATTATATACCCAAACACACAGTCGAATTTATTGAGCGGTAATTTCGATTTCTCATCAATGTTGATAAAGGGTGTTTTAACTCAAGATTACCAATATAATGTAAATGTTCTTTCAGATATTACGAATATTCATTCAATGAGTTTTACTCTTTCTAGTGTTGCGATAACTATTGATATTGGTGTGGCATCATCCTCTAAATCAATATCTTTAACATCTTCCGATTGTTTTTTCCCCGATGTTACTGGTGGTATTTCTGGATCAACCACATATTTCTATTTATATAAAGATACTGGTAATCCATCAACAAGTCCGATATTATTCTCACATAGTATCGGAAACTTTACAGGATACGGTGAAGTTTTTTACGCCTTTAATAATAAAAAAATATTTTATTTACGGGATACTGATGATTATTATGGAACGAATAGATTCTTATATAGAACAGCTAGTGATAAGATGTTGAGAGGGTTACTCGGAAATTTACAAACAGTGTCCCTTAAAGTTGGTTTTCTTAAAAACACTCACACACCAAACATCGAGAAAGAATTTCTTTCGGATGTTTCATCTGATGTTGTCACACAAGGACCAATTATCAATAAATATATCAACTTAAATGTTTTAAAAACTGATACAGTAGTTTTCGGAGATTCTTTGATCACCGAAACTATTGGTGGGATTGTTGTATATATTGATAGTGGATCTCCAAGCACATCACCGCTTTTATGTTTTTATAAATTTTCGGATCTTTATATTCTTAATAAAAAACCAACGGTGGGTTTTTACCAAAATATAATACTTTCTTTGTAAGAAGGTTTCTTAGTTATAAGTATTATCATAGAAGATGATAGATTTAAATACCAACAACCCATATACCTATAAAGAATGGGTTTATCGTCAAAATATCGACATTTCGGATACAGATCATCCAAAATATGTAGAATATTTAAAATCGTGGTATGCAAACAAGAAATTAATATATCCAGAAACCAAGAAAACTATCAAAGATGAATATGTTCAACTTTTAAAAGATCTTTCGTTTCTATTCAGCGAATCTGAAGAAAATAGATTTCTTCGCGATGTGGATTTTGAAAACAAAGACGAGGTTATCTATGCTATACCATTCTTTGCCAAAAAATTAAAAGAAATTTCAAAGGTTCTGATCAACAAAAGAGAATCTACCAAGAATGCAAAATTGAAATATAACATGGTCGGTTCTAACAAGGGGTTAGAGACATTGTTATATGATTACGTTCTCAGAAGTTTTACTAAAAAAGATGGGAACATTACCCAAATTCCGGCATCTGAATTATTGAATATTCTTCCACAATTATCAGCGGTTAAAAATGACTTTTATATCGAGGTTGAGGAATTACATGACCCGACTCTTTATCAAGATTCTGACCCAACTATTGATATTGGTGTATATCAAAAAATATCCGAGGTCCTTGGGGAAATCCCTCTAGAAACTTTAACGGTTGATGAACTATCTAAAGTATTAGCATCTAGATTGATTCCTAGACTAGCAAATTCAAATCTTTCTAAATTGATTGGTAAATATATCGAATCAGATATTAAAAATTCTACAAACGTTTCTCAATTACTTGTCGAGACATCAAAAAGATATTTAGGTGAGCCTATATACGGATTGACTGCTGTTAGATTGTCAGAAACTAATAATTTTGATATGGGTTTAGATATTGACCTGACCGTTGGTAATAACTGGTTTCTATGGCCTAGTGGTAACATAATTACAAACGATTATACATTTTCTAATGTATATGCTCCTATTAAAATTAACGATTCTTTATTTTTCGCATCTAGCGCAAAGGCCGGAACAACTTATGAAGAATCTGATTTAATTTTTACCGAAAAGAATGGTAGCGTTGAGGGTGCTTGGTTGTTGAGCGATCAATTGGACGATGTTTCTGATGTAATGTCTATTACCATAATGGGTGGAGAATCGAAAGAATTTAGATTCCCGTTCGCAGGGTTTAAATTGAAAACCAAAGGATCGTCATGGGATGGGTTTTCCATCAACGATTCATTTCTACCAGATTTTTATGATTTGGATAATAGTCAACGCGAACAAATTTTAACAACATATTTTACAGAAACCATTCCGCAGTCGGCTTCTACTGATATTACTCTTAATAGAACAAGTTTGGTTGATATGGGAGCATTTGCCGGAAATTTATACACTAACAGTGATACGATAGTAAAAAAGTCATCGGCCTCGCAAACAAGTCCAGTGTACTCCGAAGATTTATTAGGTCCAATCGAATCGGCATTTTTATATAAACCATTAAAAACCGATTTACCAATATCGGTAGGAATTTCGTATGTTTATTGGCCTTATATGGTGTATGTACCCGATGAAGAGTTTCCGATAACCATAAAGGATGATGTTTGTGCTCCCATTAATCTCAATGAGGTCGATTCTCGGTCTTCTATAGGGGCTGTGGCTGGTTTATCTTTCAATGACTCAGATGTCATCTATAAACTGAATAGTAGGACTTTAGAGCCAATGGAGGCAGCATTTTTACAAACATCTTTAACCGATGAATTGGATCTGACTATTGACAATATTGCAGTCTATGAAAATGAGGCAGTAAGATGTTCCAAATATATATCAGGCCCGATCCAAGGAGCACTATCTTTAAAAATTAATCCACTTGAGAAGGTTTCTTTTATTTGGACCGATGTTGATACCTATGCAGATGATGTCTTTAAATTCTATAAACATTCTGATGATTGTCCTTATGGTAAGATTTCTAATGATTATTACACCGACCAAAGTTTTATCAATTTAAAAAAATCATTAGCCAAGAACAACTACAAAAACTGTTCTTGTAAGTCGGTTTATTTTTCTCCTATCGGTCACGAAGGAGAATCTATATTTGAATACAACGGAATGGCTGATATTCTGTTTCACGATCCTGATGGTGTTGGTGAAGATTTTGCCCTCAATAGTTGGAAAGATACCCGAAACTTAACCGTAAAAAATAGTCCACAATTCTCATTCTATAAAATAACTTCAGGGGATTCTAAGGTTGGTTGGGGTGATGGGTTTTGGAAAACCGGTAATGGTCAACGAATGGTCCTTAAAACCGGGAAGCGTTATACGTACTATAGATCATCACAACGACGAGATAATACAACTGATGATCCGGCACCATATTTTGTGGTTAAGTACCCCTACAAAAAAATTGTTGGGTTATGTTATCCGGGTAAAAGCGATATAGTCATTCTTTGGGATATTTCCAAAACACAAGAAAATGTTTTTGGCAATGCTAAGGATGTTGTAAAGTTATTGGCCAAAAAATTAATAGCATATTCCGTAGGGTCAACCACCAAAGTATCGATTATTGCATTCGATAATGATACAATTGTTGTTGGATATTTAAGTAAAGATTCCGATGTGTTGAATTTCTATATAAATCAAGTTTCCATCAAATCTATTTATCCGGATTACGCCACAAACATTAAAGGTGCCCTAGAAATGGCTTACTATATCTTAACCACCCCCATACCCACAGGATCTGATGAATATGCAGATTTCTCAAAATTATGTAAGTCCTTAGCATCAACCATTATAAATAGTGGTTCATCTGCAAAATCTTTCAACGTGCCTAGACCGGACGCATCTAAAAAAATATTAATAATCAGTGATGGTTCAGATTCGTACGAACCTTCTGGTGTAATCGAATATGCAAATTTCGTAAAATCTATGGGTGTGGAAATCCATTCCGTAGACTTTGGTGAATTGGCTAATTTAAATAATCTTATGGAAGAAATTTCCACAGATTCTATTCAAACATATTTTAACCTACAACGATATATGATATATGGCGATGGAGATATAAACTCTTTCGTTGAACACATATCAAGAAAAATTAATGGATGTAGACCTATATCACCAAGATGGATGAAGGCGGTTCGCGATGCAAATGGCAACTGGTCCGGAAATGGTGAAGTTAGTGATTTGATAATAAGAGCGGGTGATTTCTTATCATATGTCCATCAAGACGTTGTTACATATAGAGGATTCGATAGTTATTCAGATTTCACAAACATTGCTATAAATTTCACAACTAATTTTAAATTGGATGGGTGGGATTACACAACCAATACATTCTCATTAACATCCATAGGTCTGAATTTTGGGGCTAAACCTTTCTGGGGTGAAGCATATTCCGATAAAACCATTGAAAATCGATTCAATAAAGAAACTAATATATTTGGTGGACATATTAGATATTTTGAAGAATATACCCCAATAACTCAACCAAATGTATCTCCGATGATTTTGGAGAACGATTCTCTAATAACATATAATCGAAAAGATTTATATAAATTTTCATGGGATCAACCTTTAGATTTTGTTATCACAACTAAGGTAAATCGATGGAAAAAATTAGAATTCATAACCAATACTTCCAATTTATCAGAAATTTTAAAGAATGGAACCATAGATCGGGTTTCAATACCAACTTTTGAGGACAGTGATTTGGTTCTAGAAGGATACTCACAATTTAAACCTGCTAAATATAATTACTACGCTCGAAAACCTTTTAAATATTCTCAACCCCTATATTATAGTAATCGAGATGTTAATAGTTTTGTTACATTCTTAACGGGTTATTATATCGACCCAACCAACCCATATAATAATTTAACAAACGTCCATTTTCCAACAATCGCGATTGAAGAATTTCCAAAAAATTGTATCACCGAAAAATCTGTAGGTCATTATCTATTACCAGAAAATTTGGGAACATCTCATTATCTTGGTAGAGGGTACACTTATAAAATAACCAGTTCACAACTAACCATTGTTGATGGATTATCCGCCGAAAGATTATATTATGATTTGAACAAATATGGAAACCGTAATCGAGGATTAACCAAAAACGATCAGGTCACCATTTCGGAATTGGATGAATTAGATAATCGATGGATATCTGAGTCATATTTCAACAACAATAGGGCCGGAATCATTAAAAACCCACAAAGGATTCAAAAATTGCTTCCTTACCAGACTGATTACGAAAACAAAGGTAAAAATTACTTCGGCCTTTCTAGACAAGGAGACGATTTACAATTATGGCATCCAGCCGATCCTGCAAAATGGAACGATCCTTCTTATAATCTAACTCTTAGAAATGAACTAACAGTCGAAGTTCTACTAGAGAAAATTAAAACATTCTTGGTAAATAGAGGTGTTTTGGTTCAGTGGAAAAGTGATATATACGGAAACGAATTTGGTGTGTATAAAGGTGATAATATTGATGATACCAACTTCATAAAAACCGAAGAAATGTTAAACTTATTAACAGAACTGTTAGAATACATGACAATAGAATAATATGACAATATACGAAAAACAAAACAATATAGGAGAATCTTGGTATAGATCTTCGGATGGTAAAATATTATCATGTAACATAGCCCTATCAAGTTTTGGGATAAAATACCGAAATATTGATTATGATTTGTATTCCAATATAACCGACAACCACATCAAGGATTTAGATGTTATTCAAGATGTTTTATTGGTAAAAACAATCAGTGCATTTTTTATCGATAAATTCTACATCAACGATGATAATATTCCTGTTCCTATTTTAAATTATAACAATTCTCATACAATACCGAAGAATTGTAGTTTGGATTATTGGTTCGACGAACCGACCCAAAAAATATACACTTTTTTTGGAGGAATGTCTGCACTCGATAATAAATTCAATTTTGAGATTTATGAATTTGATATTTTGAACAACCTATATGACAAAAAACGTCATTTAGCATTCGATATCGTATCAGAGCCTATTACTACCGTGGATGGCCTAAAGGTCTGCTATAATCAAGATACTACTAATTTTAATATAAGTTTGGTATTTAGCACATCGAGCCTGAGTGATGTAAATTTGTTATCGTGGAATGTGAAAACCAAAAATACGATGATACTTGATAGTTTAAACTTGGTTTTGCCTAACCAACCATTAATCACATCTCGAATCACCAATGTTTTATATATTTAAAATCACATTGGCCCTATAAATAGTTAAGTGATCGTTTCATCATATAATTCATTTTCGTCGGTAAACCTAGAATTTTTCAAATTTTCACCTGTATCTCAGGAGTCCAATTTGGAATGTACTAGTGTTTGTTTAGATAATGGTTTAAAATTGTCTATATATAACGTTCTGTCAGGTGCCAAAGATTTCTCATTCAATAATAAAAGTGGATTGTTGTTAAGTAGTCTCCGATCCAATTCAGAGATTTTTGAATCATCTGATGTCATATCAAAGTTAAATTTTTCAAATATGGATTCGCCCATAACAACATCTAATAATTTTGTTATTTCCACATCATCGAATAATCTACACTTCACCAACAAAACTGTAGCGGATATCCCAGATACATTAACATTTTTAAAGGTTTCTGATTATTTACATATAAAAAATAACAGGAACTTTTATCTAACACATAACCCAACAGATGATACATTATCATTTATCCCAAAAATAATATCAGATTCAAATTTACAAAAATTTGATTATAATTTAAATGATAATTTACTATATCTTTATCCATATGGTTACAATCGGTCTAAAATCGTAGTTTCTACAAATCCTCTATCAGTTAGTTCTTATAACTACAATACATTCTCATCAAACTCGTCATTATACATTTTAAAAATGTATGCATTTACAGATGCTTTAAACAACTATGGATTGTTAGAAACCTCGGTTGTCACGTATGAAAACAACCCTATCACATCAACCGAATCTCTGAAACGAATAGACGACCTAGAATATAAACAAAATTATCTGGTTATTTTTCCCTACGAATATAAAACTGATAATGGATACCCTTTATATATCAACGGTCTTAAAAACTACCAAACGCCCGAATATGCCTATAGTAAAGGGTCTGAGACATATCTAAACAACTCATCCACCCGAAGAGATTACGATAAGATTTTTACTGGTAGTAATCAATATGGCGGAAATGATAATGTTTTTTTGGGCTACCGAGGAAAGACTGCCGAACAAATTTTCGACCCAAATAAAAATACAAAATTTTTCTATCCATTCAATGCACCGAGAATATATATCGGGGATTCTGGGTTAATCGAAGATGGTGCCAAAAGCGGTGAAATACCATTTGATTCTGATAAAGTTTTTGTTAATAATATAGACTATTCCGAATTCTTGGCAACATCATCAACCATCAAGAAATTTGATGGAACATGGGCATGTTCTTGGTTGAGTGGCAATCATTTAGGCGATTCTATTTGGATGGATAGGTTTTATAATTCTGCGTATTACACATTAGATCAAGCTATATCGGCTGGAAATGTTGTCTACAATCCAAAACATAGAAATATATCCACTAATATGTGGGATGATATATCTACCATGTATTTCGAACCGGGAATTCGATATTCATATATGAGAATTGGTCAGTACGATGTGGATGACTATATAAAAAGTTTTGATTTTGACCCATCGATGGAACTTGGTGGAAAAATATTACATATTAAAAAATGGAATTCTGATCCTCTTCTCGATGAGACTCCGTATAAACACGATGGGTTAGTATTCTACAATAATTTTGATAACTTCAAAGGGGATTATTGGGTTATGGATGGTGAAAACCATGCAGTATTTTCGTCTGATAATATTCTATTAAACGATACCGAATTCACAACGAGTCTTTGGGTTAATGTAGATGATTGGTCTGATATACAAGGTGAACAAATTTTCGGAAATTATTACAACGGTGGATATGGATTTGTTAATAGTTCTGCATACCCATCACCACTGTTCACCATAGTTGAAAACACCGCAGGAAAAATATCTACATATAATTACCGAATGTTAGAAATTGATGAGGTGATGTTTGAACCTCTTGATGATCAAGAAAATAGAATTATACAAAAATTGCCTAATTTCGATTATTGGGTTTTTGATTGTATTAATTTGATAGGTAGACGATATGACATTGAAGGAAAACTTTTGGATGTTATACCAACCTCTGACATATCACCCACATTGAGTACCATTACACAAGTAAAAATAGATTCCGCCCAGAGTTTGTATTTATATGATAAAGACAATCATAATATATTGGTTCTGGATAGTGATGGAAATTACACAAATACAAGATCTATAACCGGAAATTCTTTCCAGATTGATTTGAATGATAATTTAATTGATTGTTATGGATCATTTGCTGATATAGATAGTTCTAATAATCTATGGGAAATTGTTGGTGGAAATCTATATAAGAATAAACAGATATATGGTAATGTAGGACTTGTTCAAGAAATATTATTTGATGCTCTAGACAATCTATGGATTTTACATGGGCAAGATACGGTTTCAAAATTAAATACTTCTATTGATGCATTCACCTTTAGTTTAAGAATAGGGACTCGATCATCTTTACCAGAAGATCCGTGCGTATTGGCAAGTATTCCTGATAAATTCAGAACGATAGACTTCTTGAAAGTTCCTAATGGAAAAATTTCCGAAGATTTGGCGGTCATTGTTGATAATTTTGATAATGAAATTTACATAATCAATCAAAATGGTGATATGTTATCTAAAATGAATTTGCGAGATGGAAAAGATTCTGGCGATTTTAAATACTATGCCGAAGGAGATTTTACCGGATACCAATATCTCAGAAAATATGGCTACTCCGATAAATCATTGGCATGGAAATTCAAAATTTCCAAGTTGGATGGAACCGATAATAGAAATATAACATTGAAGCACACAGCGAAAAATTTATACAAAGGTTGGCACATGTTTACCTTTGCATTCGATACTCTTAAAGGTGAAGCAAGTTATTACATAGATAGTATATTGGTGGACTCTGTAAAATTTGATAAATATATATATAAATTAGCTTTTTCTTATAGATCTCCGCTTCTGTTGGGTGCCAATACGGTTAAAAATAAAATATTGAATGATGTGATCAGAATTAACAATTCATATAAATTTATAGGTAAGGTTTCGGATCTACGTATATATTCTAAGGCACTTACATCTAACCAGATTAGAGCATTATACTTCACATTTCCATATTCGGTAAAACCTATCCCATTACATTGGAACATGCCAACGGGTGAGAGGAATTTCATCGAATGTGTTGATAAGTGGTACAAGATGCAACTTACTGGTTTGAAAAGTAGACACTTCAACATAAATATTCATAATATGGAAGTTGACAACTCTTTAAAATTAATTATCGAGGAATCGTTAAAAAATGTTGTTAAGAAAATCATCCCATCTTATAGTGGGTTGAATAAAATAGAATGGGTATAATATGTCAAAATTAACCGATTTTAATATATCCGCAAACGATGCATGTTCAAATGTTTATCTAATAGATGAAAATTTATGTCTGGGTGATTCGTATCAAATAATGAATGCGAATTTCTCTGGATTGTCTTCTAGTTTACTAAATTTAGAAACATATGCCAACGATTTTTATAACATATATACCACGTTTACGGTAAATAGCGCAAATATTTTAAAAGCCTTCGATAATATCCACACTTTAAGTGCTAGTTGGAATAGTGCGTATTCCACGGTAGAGTCTACAAGTTCTTATTGGCAAACTCCCTTAGAAATTATATATCCGAAATTAATTGTTATGGATGATTGGTATTCTTATACAAACAACTACGAAACGGTTGTTATCAAAAATTGGTTAGATTATGTTTTCCCACCCACGGATTTCTACATGAATCAAAAACTAGTTGTTTGTATTAACCTATTCAAAAATGTGAATTTCGACTTTAAATTCCAGAGAAGTTATTATGAAAGCTGTTATATCTACAGTTCTCGTGGTATAAGCTGTGGTAGATGCAATATAGGTCAGGTGAAATGTAATCACCCGGATGCTGATGGTAAAAAAGATATACCAAGTTGCAACCTATGTAACAATTGCGATGTGAGAGGTGAGAGTAAATCAGGATCGGTAACATGTAGATCGTTAGGGGGACAGACGACCTTGAATCTGAATTATAGTAGATATATGTCCGATGGGTTTATACCTAGAAACATAAAAGTAGAATATATAAATATTAACAATGTCTGGACATTAATATGAATTTAACATTATCACCTATTATAAACACCGAAGATATTGGTAATACTCTATCATCTATAAATCTATCATTTAAGGGGTTGGATGCTTTCACATATGGTCTGCACGTAAGTGCCTATAATTTATTTGAACCTTTGATGGAATTCTATGTAACCCATAAAGATAGATTCAAATCATTAATAACAACCACGCAGACTTATAGTGCTAATTGGGAAACTATGAGAACATTGGTATCCACCAATAGCGCAAAGTGGATCAAACCTATAGTTTTTATCCACCCAACGGTTTATAGGTATCCGATAGCATTGAGCACTTTAAATATAATTGTTAGTTCTTTCAATGATCTATATCCTATTTTACCAGATCCAACCATTGCTCCTAACCATATAGAAAATCAAAGAGCTATAATATACTACTACACAAATACAATCAAAGATGTGGTTAATGATAGTTTCGTACAAAACTCTAACGAAGTTGCCGGATGCTATTCACAAGACAGTGCTACGGGGTGCGTAAGGTGTCAAAACCGTGTAGGTAGGGGTTCGACATCGTGCAGAGGACAACAACAGTCATGCGGTGGTTGTGCTGGTGGGGCATGTCAATCATGTGCAACAGTGTCATGTAGATATCCAGAAACGAATACAAATTCAACAAATCGATATATACAGGCAACGATCAATAGTCGTTTTCAAGATGTATATGAACGAGAATTAAAAGGTATGATGTATACTGTTAAAGATTGTTCTTGGACGTTCGAAAGGAATTTATAAAATGAATTATACCTATGAAATATTAGATTACGAATGTGTCGGTGACTCGTTAGGAAAATATAACTACAATTTTATCAATCTAGATGATAAACTTTGTGGCGTATCATCTATATTCTTTTTAGATAATCCTAACATATATAAAGAATTTAACGATTTTTTAAATATATCAGAATCTTTGATTAATATAGGAAATGTTTACAATGATGTATCTGGTTATAAGGAAGCATTTACAGCAGTCACTCTTTTGAGTTCTTATTGGAATACTCCTGAAATAACGGTCCAATATCCTATAAATTTTGTTTCGGATTCTAATGTATCTCTAAAAAATTATTATTTAGATACTATTGCCGATCAAAATCTTTCTTTGATCGCCCAGACGTATATAAATGCAAATTTTCCGGTTTCTGAATATCTACCTAAGTCTATAGTCAATATATCGTTTCTGTTATATAGTAGCAGTGGGGAATTTATTTCTACTGTAGATGGCCCTTATCAGGATTATCCACGATCACAGTATTGGATCGTGGATTTTACAAAAAATGATGTATATATTGTAAAAAGTAAAAATTTCAAATTTGAGATGGTTTCTGATGTTTGGGTAAATACAGAAATATTATGATAGCAATTTTCAACGATGGTGATGTTTTTTTAGGGTATTGTGAGGTTGTTCCTCCACACATCAAAAAAATAAAAGATTTGGGGAATGAATTCGATCCCATGACATCATTTTGGGATGGTGACTTCCTTTCTGGTTGTGTAAGACCTCTCAAAGCCAAGAAATTGAATGCTTTTCATATCGAGGAAGAATTTGTTGATAAAATGAAGGCTCTATATTCTAATGAGATCAGCCATATTCTGTGCATCAAACAAATTCATAAAATATCTGAAAAATTAGAATGTTTTGATGATAATTTCAAAAATATGTGTGATGATATCATGCCTCTTATTGATTATTACGACAACTTGGTTAAGTCTTTAAAGGAAGAAAATAATATAGAAACGAAAGAAGAAATTTATGAGAAACATAAAGCTGTATTTAAGTAAGACAAAAGGTTTTAACCCTGTGTTAAAATTTCGATATGGTTATGGTCTGGGTGACTTCATAGCTGCTACATTACATTCAAAATTTATCGGGCCTATAACATATCTCATAACAGGTAACCTAGAACCGTGTCAAACATGTAGCAATCGAAGAATGGCCTTGAATATTCTAATCCCTATCCCCTTCTGGAGAATTTTCTTTAAAACACATGACGATCTAGAAACATCATTGAATGCTGATTATAAGAAACATGGGATCATCCTACATAAAGAGGGTGAAGAACCCAAATCAGATAATGAGCCAATCGTAGAGCCACCAATGAAGGTAGAGACCATCACGACCATGGAAGAACTTATAAAAAAGCCTTATTACAATTTATGAATGATATAGAAATAGTAGTGGTAAAATTACCCGAAGATGAAAATTGTCTACAGACCGTATACAATTTTTGTGAACACCTGAATAGTATTTTATCAGGTATACGGTTGTGTCATGTATTCACCAACAACTACAGCACCCACACAATTTACGGTGCTCTTTACGGTGCTCTATCAAACGACTTTGACTCTTTAATGGAAGAAGTGGTCGGACTATACAAATCCGATAAAAGCTTGGTTTTTCCTGAAAATTCCATTGTGGTACCTGTGGTAGATTGTGAATCGGATTGTTATGATTCCTTTAAGCTTATTGTTAATGAATTGTATTCAATTCTAACACTAAACGACTTTACCGACTTTGTTGATAATGCCCCTAAGAATGGTATCAATAACAAACTGGAAGAGATATTCTCGGAGATCAATAAGGCCGACTATCTCCTGTCGATGGCTACATCTAAACCCTCAGACGAGCCTAAAATTCTAGAAGAACCGGAAGTAAGTAATTTGGACTCTGAGACTCAAACATATATAGCAGGCGGTCAGTTACCCCAAACATTCGAGATCCCACAAGTTTAAAGTTTGTAGAATCCCCTAATATGGTTTCTAGACTTGGTAGTGTTAGACTAATTGTGAAGTTTACTTCCTCTGGGGTTGATATTCCTATTTCGTAGAACTGTATCTTGATATTGTAAATTTTTTGAGCCGTATCATCAAAGAAGTATGAGGTTGTTAGTAACTTGTTTCTAGGATCACCCGATTCATCTAAGATGAAAGTTCCTGTTGGTTGATCTAGTAGGGGTATAAGTTCCTCGGTTGACTGTAGATCATTACCAAAATCACATTCGATTTTCCATATTTTATTTAATGGTGTGAACCCAGATGTACATAGTGTCAGAGACAATGGGGAATACGAAGATATCGTAGAACCATCTGTTGAGTTATCTACCTGTATGGTCTGAGAATTAATCATTACATTTTTGTTAAAATTAGCCATCCTCCAAAACGGTCAGGGAAATGGCCCCAGTCGCTGGCTCGAATCTCGCAAATCGCAATTCAGGGGATGCGGATGCGGTGGCGATTGCGGCCAGAAGACAGAGTGTGATGAGGTGTTTCATAATTTAGCGGCGAAATTCGATTTGGCCGTAAATGGAGTGGTTCTGCGCGTAATTGTCAGTCAACGATCCCCCTGATTTGTTGCCGACAATGATCCCGATGAATCCATACGATCCGACATTCGCCGCATTTGTTTGCCAGGCCTCTGGGATCGTCACCCAATCGCTCGTGAAGGCAAATGTGTTAGTAAATCCGCTATGAGTCGCGGCAAGGTCAACGAGAGTCCCGGTCAGCCCGCCAACGGTGTCGGGATAAGCGGTATTCCCGACACGGGTGCCGTGCAGCGTCTCTATCGTGTTCGTTGAGTTGATGCCCTGCGAACTAAATTTCACGTAAATTGGGAATGTGTCCGAAGTTGGGTTGGATGTGAATCCCATTGAAACCCGCACTCGAAATTTTGTCATCTCAGCGGGAATAGACGCGGGCATACCGCTAGAAAAAGCATTATATCCACCCGGTACAAGCGACCACGATGCATCGTCGGCTTTTGCTGCGGCCGAGTTTAGATTAATGCACCATTGGAAATAACTCCCGCGAGCGTCGAGAAGCTGCCGCGTCATAACGCTTGATCCACTCGCCGCTGTTTGGTTTTCCGCCGTGACAGTCCCACCGATAACAAGATTTGCACTAAGCGTTGTGTTACCATCATTAGAGAAATGTGCAATATCGTATAGTCCGGTAGATGCTTTAACCTTAACACCCTCAGATCCTAAACTTTGGATCGTGGTTGTTGATAGCATTGGTGTTCGTGTTCCTTGTCCGACAGCAAGTTCATTGTTTATATAGGCATTGTGTCCTACGTATAGTGAGCTAGATGCTGTTATAGTTTGATCAACATATAGGGAACTTAATGCACTAATGCTTCCGACAACCGTTAGTGCCATATTTGGATTATCTGTTCCGATACCCACCCATCCCGGTTTTGTCGATTGACCCTCTACGTAAAGAGCAACCAATCCTGCATCATCATAGAAACGTGCAATAGGTTCATCTCCGGTCTGTGTGACTGTTAGTGCAGGACCCGTTCCGGTATTAGTGATAGACATCGCGCTAGTCACGGTTACGAACGTATCGAGATATGAAATATTACCAAGTGTTGATAAGTTCCCAAAAATCGTCAAATTGGAGTCCAATTTAACTTCTTGGGTGATTCTAACATTGCCATCCAAAACCGTGCTTCCTTTGACTTCCAGTGCCGATGTTGGTGTATTATTGTTGATACCAACCCAACCGTGCATAATATTTTTACCAAATGCTGTCGATAGGGGGATGTTTAAACTATATGATTCGATGCCAATTATTCCACCGTATGCCGAAATTGCTCGAATAGGGGAAGAAACTTCTAGACCGATTTTAAGACCTCTGGCCGAGATAGCCTTATTTTCTGAAAATATATCAGCACCAACAAATCCAGAGTATGCCGAAATTGCTCTTATTGGTGATGCAACTTCTAAACCAATTAATGATCCGAATGCTGAAATTGCTCGGGTTGTTGAGTATGATTCTACACCTATAGCGTTTCCGATGGCATAAATGGCCTTATTAGGCGATGTAACATGTAAACCAATGGTTCCACCATATGATGATATGGAAATGTTATTAGAGTATGATTCTACCCCTATTACATTACCATTGGCGGATATGGCTCTTACAGGAGAAGAAACTTCTAGACCGATTTTAAGACCTCTGGCCGAGATAGCCTTATTTTCTGAAAATATATCAGCACCGATAAAATTAGAGTATGCTGAAAGTGCTCTTACAGGAGAAGAAACTTCTAGACCGATTTTAAGACCTCTGGCTGAGATAGCCTTATTTTCTGAAAATATATCAGCACCGATAAATCCAGAGTATGCTGAAAGTGCTCTTACAGGTGATGCAACCGAAACTCCCAATTTTGGAGAATATGCCGATATTGCTAGATATTCTGAAAATACTTGTATACCATTCTGTGTACCTGTAACATAAAGCCCCTGTTTCCCACCAATAGCACAGACTGCCGTGTTATTGGAATAAAAATGTGCTGCATATGCCGAAAGCATTGCTACAGCCGATAATGACCCATTTAGGACGAATTCCCCTAAGAATGGTTGGCTCTGACTTGCTATTGGGTCATGTCCAGCACTCGGGTTATTCGGGTTTGTATATGTGTGATGGTCAACTCTGTGCCATCGATTATGAAAACGATTACTAATATATGTCTCTCTTCAAGCCAATTATAATGTTACCATTATAAAGAACCAAACTTTACGAAAGCGCAGTTACTATTTTGGAGTGATTTTAAATATTTATCATATTAGATGTTTTTTGATGAATATATTTTTAACTTTGGAATTAACCAATTACATTAAAGGTGATATAACACTATTACAACATCCAGATTTTGCATCTTTCCATGCCTTTGTCGGTGCATAACTGACCCCGAAAGATGTTTTTAGTTCAGCATATGTAATTGGATTGATATTGCACAATTTGATAACTGGCAACGATAGGTTGTAACAACTCATAGCCTTCCACGACCAACAAAATATATTTTGACACCCATTGTCTGTTGCCGAGTTGATTGTTTTTATGTTTAAGAATTGTCTCAACAATTCTATTGCATCATAAATTTTTTCAAGTTCTCGATTAAACACTTGGGGTATATGCAACTCATTTACCCCAACTCTAACATTTTCGATCTCAACATCATTCGAAAACACAGGTCTTTCTGATACCTTTACCGGATATTTGGCATAATAAGTAACCGACCCTACAGATGTAGTCTCTGTTGCTAAAACCATTTTAGATTCGATAGAATTTCTAAATTTTTTTACATTTTGAACGGTTCGTTGAAACGATCTATTATAGTTAACATCAGATGCAAATTCGTCAGATATTAACAACTGTTTATCAAGATTCCATGTCGATACATCTATATCATTACCAATTTTAAAGATGCTAACAAGGTCCACCCATTTTAACATATATTTTGGATAAACACTAAACATATTTCTACCATCACCGATAACTGTTCTTATAGTTCCTGTTGGTATATTGGTGATTCCGATGTAAACACCCGACGAAGAAAATTTATATACACCAGTTGGTGTTGAGACGTAGAAAAATTCACCAATATTATCAAATGATAAATCTGATATATCGGTCCCTGTTATATTAGATATGTTTATAACATCAAAAACCTCATCTGGTGTATCTAATATATATACAGAACCACTCTTGGTTGCTACATACAATAAACCGTTGGGGTGAACATCAAAAGTTTCGATCTGATCAGACGAAAACATATCAACATAAAAGGTATCAACCCATGTCAATTCTCCTGTGAATTTTTTGATACAGTAGTTGTTATAATCCAGAACATATACATAATTCCCTCTATACACAATTTTATCAGGATTATTAAATCTATTTGTGCTCTTTTTATCACCAAATCCGCCAATATCTAAGGTATCAAAAATGTAAGAGTATTCGGAAATTTCTAAATCGACCTTGTGGATTTTATTATTTAGATTATCAGATATATATAAAACCGTTCCATCAGAATTGGATGAAATATTTTTTAGATTTTTGAAATTGGATCTAAAAATGTCATAATTTATAAAACTAACCTCTTGTGGATTTTTACCCGAACGAAAATATTTCAAGTCACCATCGTCGATTACGGCATAATCACCGTTCGAACGTATTTCAGAAAAATCTTGTATATTTTTAAAATATGTTTTTCCGATTGATACTGCATAATCAAAATTTGCATAAATATCTAAATTGTAATCTAGTGTGTGCCACTGAACACCTTCGGATTGGTTATACACATCGGTTCCCAACCATCCAAAGATATTTGATGGTGATTCGGTGTTGATAGTTTTCGAATTATTTTTTAGATAATCTAGATTATTTTGTAATCGGGTGATTGCGGAATTGAAAATATCAACATTACCAAATTCGTTGGGTTGGATATATACCTGATCTAGTGTATATGGTAAACTTAAAATATTTTCGTCTAAAAATCTAATATCATCTTGGTTAAATTCGACCCATTCGTTTAATATAGTTATCGGTTGGTTATTTACATAAACAATTTTGGAACCGTCTGTATATATTGAACTAATAGTTATATTGTAAGATCCTTCAATCAAATACTTATGAGAAATCGAATCACCCAAATTGAAAAGATTTTCACCAGAACCATCACCAAAATCTAAATTATAATTCTGTATGGAACCCGAATCTATTAGGTAATAATTTTCAATTTCTACATTAATGGCATTACCAGTTAAAGAATAGTAGTCAGAAACATATATATTGGCTTTATCGGAAGTTGTATATGCAAAAAATGTTTCTATATGATTAGATGACACGTTTTCATATATCGATGACCATAATGCCTTTGGTTTATTATATGAAGGATAGTTCGCAAATGTCGTCTCTGGAATAGTCTTAATAATATTAGCAGAAGCTGTTAAATATAGGGTATTTAGAGATTTATCACTAATATATAATGGATTAAATGGATCACCAATATATAAAGAGAATGGAACAACGACGCCATTTTGAGCAGGAACCGTTGCTTCGGATACCCAATACGTTGACGAAAGTTTGTAGGTTATAGTCCCACCAATTGGCTGTGTAGGACTCTCAAATGGGTTAGTGCTAATTGCTTGTTGAATCGTGATGTATCGATTGGTTGATACATCTAAACTAGTTACAGTGGCCGAAAAAGAAAATGTACAAGAAGTGTAAGGAACAATTTTGGGAGATACTTGAAATTGTTGAGAATTTCCAATGGTTATAGGCGTTGTCTTGGCAGTGAGGTTAAAGTTGTTGGTGAATAATCCATTAACACCAGATGCTTTGTAGAAAATACCATTTGTCTCTGGAAATTCTAAACCAAATGCCGTTAAAGATATTGATAGACCGTCCGCAGATTTTAGATCGGTACTATAAGGAATCAATGCTAATGATATTGATGATGTTTTATTCCCAATGGAATAATTGTATTTGTCAAATCCATGGGTCTTGTTAGCAGATAACCAAAAACCATACGTATTGTCGGTAGTATTTTGATAAGATGTTGGTGCCAAAGAATTTGTGTAATTCGATGCATCCGAAATTGTTAGATTTCTACCAGAATTCCAGAAAAACTCTGGATATACATTGAATACCAACGGATTATTAAATTCGGCCAATGGAATTGTATATATAGTAAATGTTTTAGAAATATTGTGTGGGTTTATCCATCCAGGTGCGATACAATTCAATGCACTTAGAGTTACATATGTAACTCTTGCTCCGGTGATATTGTGGTACATCGTGGGCGTTCCACTCAAAGAAGATAGGGTTACAAGACTATCCTTAACATTCCAAACCAACTGAGCATTAGTATTGGGTTGTTGTATATCATTATTAGCAACAAATTTATATTTAGATGTAATATCTAATGGTCTGGTCATTACATCACTAGTTTTTGTGAATGCAATTGGAGAACTGGTGATGTTTGGGTAATATGTGTAAAAATCTGCCGAAATCACCGACGAATCTGGAAAAGAATCAACATCGAAGAAATATTCTCCGGTTATGGGTTTACTGGCAGTAAAACATGATAAAGTATATTTAACCCTATGATTTACCGGATAGAAATTATCGGTAACGGGTTTAACGAATACCTCAATAGCACTTAAATTGTTGGATATACCAAAATCACCATATTCAAATCTATTACCGTTGAATAATAAGATGGAACTTATGGGTTGATTGATTGGGTTACTTACATTATCATATTCCCATGTCCAGAACATCGTTAGATCGTTTGGTATCGGGTATATGTTATTACCATACGGGATTCCTGCGGAAAGTGAGATATTTCTAACAGTGTCGAGATTGTTTAAACTTTTTATAGGATTTATGAAAAATTTACCTTCTCGGAAAATATCAAACACCGAAGATGTGGATGATAATAAAGATACTTCGTTATATTTTTGAGATGACAATTTAGTAATTGCCGTGGTTGGACCGTAACCAGACAACATAATGCTCCATGTGTCGGAACCGAATAATACTGCGCTATTAGCTGGCAATAATGTATAGGTGTTATCTTGGTTTATAGTGTATATTTGAAACGCTCTATTGGTTGGCTCATATGACCAGCTAATATACGATCCCGATAGATCCCTCAGTGGAAAATCACTTAAACTGGTTAAGTGCCCGACGGTAGTTTTCATGTAATCCGATCCCTCTTCAATTAAATTTTGGAAAATTTTAACATTTGGAACAATTTCATTACTCACCCCATTAGCAAGGACGACTTTGGTTCTATAATAAGAATCTAAGAATCCGGCATATGTTGATAAATGAGATGTTAAGCTGATGTTAATCTCTCCCAATGGAGAATTTGGATAAAAAATTCTTAATCGAGAACCTTCGTTGGCAGGAACCCATTGTGGATTGGTTATGCTATAAGGAGTTTCGCTATTACCATAATAACATGATAGATATGGGACGAATTCGTCGTATACATCGAAAAACTCAAATTTGATCATATCAGATTGTCCATATGATTCTAAATCGAGATTCATTAGCCCAAATTCCGACATAAGATAAGTTGAAAGGACTACTGTATCACTAGTGATGCTGACAATTTTAGATGATAGGTCGAATAATAACGAACTTTCTTCGGTAAATTTAGAGAAATTTATATTATCCGCAAATTTGAGATTGTAAGAATAATGATGTGGTGGGTGCGTTGTCTCCCAGACTGTTGTGTCTGCTCCAATCGATGACGCAGATGCCGACATGAAAATATTAGGAATATTTGCATTTGTAAAACTCGCGATAGTAGAATTCACCGTTTCTAGAGTGTTTCTGAACACCGGAGAGTCTGATATATATTTTACGCCCAAATGAGTCGCATTTACCCCCGACACGTTCAGTATAGGATCGCGAGTGTCGATGTAAAAATTTGCATAATATTTGAAATTTGTCGAATCTACATCTATAATAGAACTCAACATACAATTTTGACTAGCATTAATAGGCAAATTCGAATTAGCTGCTGATTGGAGCATGTAAAATGATTGAATCTGTGGCGATGCTGTTAAATCCGTGAAAAATAATGAAGAATCGAAATCATAATATCTACGATCATTTTTAAAAATAACCGGATCACCTATTGTTTCGTAAGTTCCATCCAAATCATAATACCCATGAATGTTTGTGAGACTGACGGAATCCATTTTAATCTTAGAACCGTTAGATTCTAACATACTATTATGATAAATCGGATTATAATCGTATGTATAGTTAATTACGGGACGACTCGAAAACTTTTGAACCGCCGATAGGCTATATGATAAAAAAACACTTTGGGATAGTGGTATTTCTACTTTATTATCAAAGTTTTCAAAATACTTTTGGTTGATGTCTAAGGCACATACCGATAATCCGTTAGTTGTGAAGTATAAAGGAGTTGCGCTCAACAATATAGCAGATGTTTTCAACGACCATCCTGCTACTGTTTTTGCTACGCTAATAGGTTTTAGAAATAATCGCGTGGGGTAAAGAACATATCCGATCAACCTTTCACCCGGATCTAGGTTTATGTAAAATATGTTAACAATTCTACCATTGAATATTTTTCGAATTGATGTTGGTGACCAATATAAAGTGTCACCCGTCGATATGTCTAATTTAAACTTATAATCTATCGGTGAAAATGTCGTATTTACGCTTCCGTAATTATAATCGGTGAAATTATTATCTAATTTTCCAAACTGGTGACCGATGTTTTGAGGAGATAGAAATTTATTTTGATACGGAACAATCCCTAACAATGGATCGAATATATTATGATCCAATTTAATAGAATATTGTTCATTTGGCCAATTTCCTATCTGTTTAATTGTATATGCTTGTTCAGACGGTCCCATTTGTTATATAATTACTTATTTGTTAGGATAGATAATCCAGTCCCTTAAACAAATGATAAGACAACATAGTTTCCAAAATACCCTGATCACCTAACCATTTAGGACCAACCGATGATAATACGGGTGATATATTGGTGTTGGGATTATTCCAGTCTATAATATTACTAGTATAACTTTGATTTTTCCAACAATCAATTGCCGGAAAAAATTCGTAACTACCCCTCCAATAATCGGCATCTAGTCCTATGGATGTTGCTAATAATTGGATGCTATAAACAGTGTCACCATATATCGGACCAGTTGGTAATACGCGATACTGATTTAGGGGTTTAGTTTTGAGAATCATCAAGTCACCCGCAGTAACCATATAAGTTGTCGTGTTGATGGGATCTGAATTTCTAATCAATTTTGGAATATCCAATTCTAGATCTGTTAGAGATCCCCATAAAATGCTTTCATTGATGCTTGCCAAATCAATCAATCTTTTGATATTGCTTGGATAATTCAATCGAAAATCATCTGTGTTAATATCGACCAAACCGGAAAGATCATATAAAGAATCTACGTTGCATGTATCAATATCAGTTTTGTTGTATAAGAAATTTGCAATTCGTTCGTAAGAATTTAGCCCCAGTCCATCTAGATCATCGGATTTACCAAATATACTAGTTAAGAAATCGTCGAATAAAAATTCGCCATTGTTCAACGTAGGGATGAATGCCATAGATTTCATATAGCCAGCCATATCAAAATCTTCATTGATTTTAAAAACCGAATATGGATTATCGTTATAATAATTTAATGATATAGATTCTCCAGCAACCTTGACGGATGATGTGCTGTTAAAATATGACAATTTCTCTGCACCATATTTATTGATCCATCTAAACCCAGACCAGTCACCCTGAGCTTGTAAAGATTTGCCAATAGGGTTGTATTCGGTGTAGGTTGGTCCGAAGGACTCTCCAATATAATAACCCATACCTTGGGGGTTTATGGTGAATCTATCCTTATATTCAGAAGTTATTTGGTCTAAGACATATATTTGATTTTCGATGCTATTAATAACGTATACAAATCCACGATAATCTGTACAAATACCGTTAAATACCGTGTCGTCGGTATTTTTATTTTTATCGAACCAATAATCAGGAGTATATGGATATACATCACGAGAAGAAAGATTTATAACCGTGAAGGATGAGTTTTGATTATCAATTTTACCCACTTTATCATAATCGAAAGTAAACCAAAAATTCTGTTGAGCATCGATAGTTGCGTGGTTGGGTTGTCGGATTCCTCCAAAAGAACTTAAAAGAGTCCCGTTAGAATTTCTCTTTTCAACTTTTCCAAAATCTCCCCAAATTAAGTCACTGTGCAATGTCCAAACGTTATCATATTTATCGCAAACAACTTCTTGTGGACATGCGCAAGTTGGAAAGCTGATTGTGTTTAGCAATGCGCCCAGTTTAGAATATTTGATAAGGAATCCACTAGCAAAATACGAATAGGTAACCCATACATTATCATCAAAATCACTATCGATTCCGGTAGGCTCTATGAAATTATTATCGCCCGACTCATTAGGGGATGAATTGTTCACTTGTGTATCGGAAAACCAAATCGGATTGATGTTAGGAGGTATGGCATAGCCAGTTTGTGATAATGGGGTTACGGCGAATAGAAAGTTTCCTATACTGTCAAATTTTAAGGTAGAAACTGTATCGTATAAAGTAACCCATATATTTTTATCGCTATCCAGAACCATAGATGCTGGTGATACTTGTTTATCGACCAACCACCCAAGATTGTTTTTTGATACGACATCGTTTAGGTTGATAGAGCACAACATGTCCCCATGTGTAGAGTATTTGTAGATGTAATTTTTCTCAGAATCTGCCGCCCAAACATGATAATCAGGGAATGGGGTCACTGCCATGCTATAAACGCCGTGGAAGCCTGTTACGGCCATAGAAAGGTTAGTATAATCAGATGATTCGACTACTGGTATGTCAAACGCGAACGTCTGTGCCTTATTCATGTTTAACCCAGATACAGCCGATAGGTTAGCCTGATAGAAATATTGAGCGGTGTGTAATGTTTTTGATTCTGGATTGGAAACCCATAAAATAGGATATACATATAAACTACTCAATGTAGGTATTGGAATATCTGCTGATGCCGTGATGAAACAATTTGTTCCTGATAATGAATTAGTATCAAATTGTCCTTTATAATAACCCGGAATTTTATACCTAGTGGCATCATATAAATTTAAACTAGTATCGGATGGTGTAAAGACTGTATTGATATTAGAAACTTGAACAATTATAGGAATTTTTATATCAATAATCGGAATATCTTTGATAAAATATTCCAGTGGTCGATATAATTGAGATGCACCATTTCCATCAATCCACTCATCGGTGAAATCCTTAGATGGTATAGAATTAACAATTACCGGGGTATGAACATCAACCCATTTTGGGTTGACATGGTAAGATATTCCATTCTCGGTAATTTTAAGTTTTTCCGGAGGCCGTGGTTGAATGTTGTATGGGAATATCGCAACACTATTACTATTTGAATACCCATAAACAGACAATCCGGTTTTTACATAATCATCCTTGGTAGGAACTTTATCAGATCGAAGTGTGGCTATAAGAGTTGTGAACTGATCCTTTGCTATAGACAAATCAAAATTGTATATATCATCAATAAAGTAAAATTCTGCCGATCCAGAAACACCAACAACCGTACCATCAGAAACTTGGTTACCATAATCATCAATTTTTAAAATTGTGTCGGTTGTTTTAATGCTATCTATGATGTTTCCAGCAAGATCTAAAAATCTCCATTCTGGTCGTAAAAACCCCCACTTAGATTCTATCTCTTGATGTTTGTATGATCTAGAAAACATTGTTGACAGATCGATAAAATGATCTTCCGTGGTTTTTGATGTAATGTTGATTTTGAAAGGATATCGGTTATAATGACCAGCGAATGCTGGTGGTGGAACAAAATCAAACCGGATAGACTCATCTATATATGGGTTGATTTGGATTGTTTTTGTTGCCGATACGATTCCTGTATTAGTATATACAAAAACTATCGGGTTATAAACTCCCTCATGTTGATATCTATGACTCGCCGAAAATCCTGTGAACCATTTACCATCATCAAAAATATAATTGACGGATAATACAGCACTCAAAGGAGTAGGAGATACGGAGAAGAAAAATTCGGTTGCCTTCTCATAACCCCTTACTTTGTCTATATTGAAATTAATATCCATCGATTAAAATTCAGATGATTTAATGAATCCGGTATTTTCAACAACATTAATACGATCTGATATATTATCAATATCATTAAAAATAGGAAATTGGAATAATTCCAAGTTTACATTTTGACTATAAGTTTTGGCATCTAATTCTGGGTATACAGAATTCCATATCATAAATGATATACCGTCAATTTGAACATCGGAGTCGGTTCTGGTTGTTTTGATAGATTCAACACCATCTATATTTAAAAGAGTTGAATTTAATTCGTATATATTTATTTTCTGACCCAAAGTGTTTCCAGAGCGAGAAAAAAATGTTTTAAAGGTTTTTACAATGTCTGATTGAATAGCAGATGATGCTCGTCGTGTGTTATTTTTTTTATATACATATATCTTAGTATTGCCTAAATCGGTTACAGATGTTTTGGTTGTCGGTAGATAAAAATCAATATACATGTATACCGGATCGGCTGGAACAACGTTAGATGTTAAAATTTTAATACCATCCAAAGAATTTAATATAATAGATTTCTGACTGGTTGTTAAATATTCCAGATTTGTATTTTTAGGAACCATATAAATATATACATTGTTGAAATTACAACTTGTTGCAAAGTTTATTTGGTTATATAAAATCGATTTTTCTAACTGTGGAGTATCTAACCCAATATCGTATAGATATTTGATATGCGATTCTAAATATTCGTTATTATTCAACACTTGCAAATCTGTTAAAATGTTAGAAAAATTATTCCTAATATATGTGTCGAAATCGGAGGAAGTGACTAATCTGTTTTGGGTTCTGAACACTTTTGGGGCATTTTTTCTAATACTGTCAACACTTTCTTCTTCGGTGTAATCGGATGATGTGAATTCATTATCCAATATCACATATCTCAAAGAATCGTTAGATAGATATGTCCCAAAATTAGTTTTTGTGTCATCGAGCACATTAGAAAAACTATTTGTGTTGTATGCAATTAAATAACTATCCAACAAAGAGTTCGGTCCGATGTTGCTAGAGTTTATATTTATTTTAAGATACACGATATACACCAAATCATTAGTGTTAATCCTTTTTCCGTTGATGTCATCGCCAAATTTGATTTCGTAATTTTTATTTTGATTATATCGAACTTCGTAACATTTATCCGAAGTTGTTTTGGTAAATAATTCATTAACTCTTTCCCACTTGCTCCAGTTTGTTGAGTTTTCAGGTTTTACATAAACATCTATACCAAAATGATCTACGGCATTATCATTTGTTGAAATATAAACAACCTCGTTATCAACTCCGGTTGCTGTATATATCGGATATTCCGTGTAAAGTCCTTGTTTTAATACATGTTTATTATCTAAATCAGTTATGGATTCTTCGCCATTTAATACCTTTGTGAATGACACATCTTCCGTGAAAGAAAATGGTGTATTACCTACTAACATGTAGGTGTATCTAGGAATTGTGTAATTTCCACTATTTAAAGTGTTAGTTGTTATTTTTATAGGAGCACTTTGTCCAACCTTTCCGATTGGTTTATAGTTCAACACTTTTATAATTCTGTTCATGTTTTCATATAACTGTGCTTCTGAAAACATACTCTCGGATGAGGTTTTGTTTAGGTAATATAAAAGTGTTGAATATGAATATGAAATCACATCAATCAGTGCAGAAAGATTGGACCCTTGATAATTTTGATCGGTAAATACACCGTCTTTATTCAATCTATCAACTATAACATCTCTAAGACTCGTACCATCAAATGTTAAATATGAATTTTTGTTTAATAAATTATCAGCCATATAAATATTTACCCTTAGACAATAATTTGTCCGTTATTAGTTACCGATAAATTCACCACATGTTTAGTTTTAAGTTTTAAAAAGCGGTAGTGGACCAGTATATCATAACGATTATCATCTGGTTTTGGTCTAACTTGCACCTTGTCAACCCCAATACGAGGTTCGAACATCTGTAAATTTGTGAGGATCGTATTTCCTATTACATTAGCAACAAAATCATCAACACGTTCAAATAAAAACTGATCTAGTGACGACCCAAACTCGGGAGTTAGCAATTTTTGACCTTTTCGAGTATTAAATATATTTCTAATTGAGTTTTTAATGGCGTCATAATCGTTATCAACCTTTATATCACCAGAAGATTTTGGATGTGCGCCCATACCAACATTTTTTTGTAGTTCTAAATCTAGATGAATATCTGTGTATACGTGGGCGTCTTTAGTGGTCCCAGTAATTACAGTTTCTCTGGTTTTATTGACCTCTCTAGGCTTTGTAATTGTGTTTAATCGAATTGTTGCCATGCTTGTATAAGTATTTATTACAAACATATGATTAATAAGTTCAATAAATTTAATTCGGTTTACGAATCGGCTTTGGGGAAAATCGTCAAAGAAGAAAACGCCATAGATTCGAAAGTTTATTCGAATGGGTTGAAAATCGGTTCTAATATCCGTCTAAAACCTAGTTTTTTCTCAAAATCTGAAAGTATCGAGAATATCCCATCCGAACAGTTGGATAGATTAAAGGTTTTAAACAATACAAAGTTTGAAAAAGGTGTTCAGCATTTTTTCAAAGTCCGAACAGATAATAGAACCACTGTTGGTCCTAATGTTAAAAGCGCGAACGATCTAAACTCTAATAACAAGGAATTTGGTGTTATTTCGGTTGCTTATAAAGATGATCCATCATATAAATTTATGCTTTCGGGTAACGATCTTCGTCATATCGAAATTATCGATTTTGGAAACGATCTTCCGCCGATATTGAGTCCTGAAAATCCTTATTCTTACCCAGACTCTGAAAGAGGGAAACCAACCCCTGTAAATGATACTCAATTTGTTGGTCTAGGAAATTCTCCGACGACTCGATCTCTGCCTACTAAGAACACCAAGCTCCGATAAGATCATTTCAAAATTTTCTCTGCACTGATAAGAAAGCAGTAAAAGTTGATTTCATGGTCAATTACGAAATTGTCTCGATAGGTAAACTCACCCAATTCCAATAATAGTTCTTTTTTCTTGGCATCTGCGATGGGATCATCGTAAATGATGTTAAAAAGAGATTTATATAGGTTTTGATAATCCGAATTAAACTCAGATTCGCCTTGGATTATGCATTTTCGGAGTTTTAACACACTATCACATGTTTTGAGTTGTGTCCATAGAATTTTTGTAAAATTATCGGCTATATCTCCTTTTACCAGAACCAATTTTCCTGTCACTGATGACATTTGAAGATCGTTGATGGTTCTTCGCATATCGGGGAATCTATCCTTGACAAAATTGATCAGTTCCGGTAGATTATCACCAATATCGATGTTTTCCTCTTTTAATATCTTAATACATCGTTGAATACACCCCTTTAAATCTGGTTTTAGATTGAAAATGATGCATCTGGACCTGATGGGTTCGATGATTTTTGAAAATTGGTTTGCGGTGAGGATAAAACGAGTCGTTTCATTATATTCCTCCATCACACTTCGAAGTCCTCGCATCGCTGTTGGTGACATACCATCACATTCGTCGAGTAAAATCACTTTTCTTTGTCCATCAAATGACCTCGTTTGAGCAAATGTCATAACCTTAGTCCGAATGGCATCAATACCACTCTCATCACTAGCATTGATATATAGCGATTGGCATCCCAAAACTGCCTTTATGAGCACTTTGGCTGTTGTAGTCTTTCCTATCCCCGCTCTACCATGAAAAAGCAAATGTGGGATATCCGTGGATAGTCTTTCTAGATGGGTTCTAACATCATCAGTCAGAACAATTTCATCAATTTTAGTCGGTCTCCACTTTTCAACCCAAAGTTTATCATAATGATTCATTGGATGAATGTATCATATATTAACCATTTATCAAGTCTTTTCCCGCAAATTGTGGGGGAACCATGTTTTGCTCATTTGTCTGTGTTCTAACACCGCTATTTTGAGCCAACCAATTTAAAAGAGATTGAACATGTTCTGTAGATATCTGATATTGGCCGTAGCCTTGTATAATTACCGTTGTCATATTAAAACTATTTATCAACTATTTTCAAATATCAATAAAATATATCTAAAGGTGATAAATGTATAGTATAAGATAAATATTTAATATATGCAAGAAAATTCCGAAATTGATGATATTGTAGCTGAATTAAAGGCTGGTGCTGCCCCTTCGCATGAGTTTCCTACAAAAATTACAATACCCGAATTAACCGATGAGAATGTTGGTGTGTATATTTACACCAGATCCGCCGAAATGATCGAATTAGGTATGGCATCGATACGAAGTATGCAGACATTGATAGCCACAGCAGCAGATCCTAAAGAAATTAGCGCATATGCTCAACTTATATCAACCATTTCCAAATCGATAGATAATTTAAATAAGATTTATCTGCAAGAGAAACAATCTAAAAACAACATCGAGATGAAAAAAATTGAAGCAGAAGGTCGTAACAAGAACCCACTTCTTGGAAATTCGGTGGGTCAACAAAACAACCAAATATTTGTAGGTTCTAGAGACGATGCGATAAAAATGATGAACGGTCCTAAAAAAATCGAGTTAGAAGATAATGATATTATCGAAGCTAATGTTGGATAACAATCTTTTAAATTGGAAATATTTTCTCGAATTTAAGATGTCCACAATCCCATATTCTATCGAGTCCGTTCAATTGCATATTCTCCCATTCGGTTAAAGTTTCATCATATATTTTTAATTTATTTTTGATGATATCTTTTCGATAGCCGTATCTATGTTTTCGTTCGTTTCCAATAATATACCAATATCCCGGTAAGGTCGATCCAATAGATTGAAATCCCATATTGATATATACGTTACCTTTAGACCATCGCTTATCAGCATAAGTTATGATTTTTTTGGGTGATCTTGTTCTTTCAAAGAATTTTAACATTTTCGATGCGGCACCAATGATTGAGAAATTAGAAACCGAACAAAATCTTACCAATTCCCATTCATTTTCTGTTTGATTGTAACCGAGAGCTATCCGTTTGGGTGAAAAAGTCATAACCGATACTAAACGATTTTTATAAAAAAGGCCAATGAATACATTCGATTTATCATTCCCCTGTATATGATATTTTTGTAAAAATTTATTTTTGACATCTTTAGATATTTCCTTAATGATACATTTTCTGGCATAAATTTTTCTTGTGAAGTGACCTAAAATATTTTTAAGTCTCGTTTTCACAATTTTTTGTTTATTCACCCATTCATCTTCAAATATATGGATTAACCGATAACCTAGATTTTCTGCTAATTTAGATTTTTGATAATGGTAAAATTTGGATTTTTTTCCAGACATTTCCGAGTGCCAATACAAACCATCTAATTCAATTGCGATATTCTTATCTGGGATTACAACATCCAATTCCATCGGTTTTATGATTTCTCTATCTTGCTCTATTATATTATGTTCGTATTTTTTTATATACTGGATTAATTCGTTTTCGATTATAGACTGTCCCTTAGTTTCGATTTTTGGTAAACATACGAAGCATCTCGGAATTTTTCCATCATCCAAATCACTAGTAAATTCGTTATTACATATAGAACATTTAAATGGATATTTGTTCTGCACCCCATCGTAATCGGTTATATCAAAAAGGGGAATTATCGATTTTAATCGATCTGAGTTTTTCAATTTCGTATAAAATTTATCTAACAACTTTCTTTTAATAGTCTCTTTAACATGTGGTCGAGATTTTTTCACCCCTTCCGAAATTTTCTTCCTAATTTCTATATTTTTTGATGGATTATCGGTTCCATATTTATCAATAAAATTTTCTTTCGTTCTTTGTTGGATTTCTAGATTTTGAGCAGCATATCGAACACCATATTTTTTAAGATTCGTTTCTTCCTTTTTAATTTTTATTTCACATGATTTGGATGGATTATCTACACCATAACGTGATATATATGCCATTTTCTTCTTATCTTGAACTTCTTTGGATCGGTTCGAATGTCCTAAAATATATGTATTTTTGTGATTTTTTAGGGGTTCACCACAACCACATTTACAATATTTATTTTCGTTCATTTAATATAATTAACACTGTCGGTGTCGTAAATCAAATTTATTTTTTAAAATGAGAAAGCCCACTACCTTACGATAGTGGGCTTTCTGGGACTTTATTCGTTCTTGTCTAAGCTTAGAGGTATACTCTTCCAGATGATGCCGAGAATTCTTGGCCGAGGCCGCGAACAAGGATCACATGATAGAACAAGGATGCTCCGAAGATATAATCAACAACACCATATCGAGTCATAAGACCAACCCTTGGGCTGAAATCATTAGGACCGATGGTTCGTTGAATCATTACGGGAATATAAGGACAATAAACTATGCCAGTGTCGTAATATTCTGCACCTTTGTAACCTAGTAAAGCGTATTCAAGAGCAGCGTCTCTCGCTCCGGATAGGAACTGGGCGTCAGTTCTGGTGTCGCGGTAGACTGTGAAGCGGCCTCCGAGATTACCAACCTTGGCAATGCCAGTAGGTTGTGTATTCACGTTACCATTCACACTCATCCACTGAAACTCAGGCAACATTTCCAAAATCGCACAAACTCTAGGAGTTGCGATGATGAAGTTAGCAGCACCACGCCTGTTACGGATCGCGATACGGTTTGCTTCAACAATGATCTTGGAATAGAAGTCTCGGTTTCTCTCTCCGAGCCAACGTGCGTCAGCCGAAGCAGCATACCAGAAGCTATAACCATTTCCTGCACCTGCTGTGAGGGCTACTTGGATCATTCTGATAACCATTTCACGGTCGATTTCGGCCTGTAACTCATACGACATTGCGTTGGTGAGTTCAGAATCGATATCGAGACCGTTCATGTTCTTCAAGTCCTGCTCTAGTTCAACAGACCAACGCGCTGCAAGGCGGCGGGTGCCAGCTTCGACAGCGGTTTTGCTGAATTCGACGGTTACTTGAGGAATATTACCAGTTAGCTCAAACTGACTTAGGATCGCAGCAACACCTTGATCGGATTCGAGGATATTGAAATTCGCGTTTCCTGTTAGGGCTTGCGAGCTTGTGCCAGTAAAGCGTGTATCTAAGTCTTGATAGCCTAGTTCTTTTCCATCGGCACCGGATCTTTCGATTCCTGCGCCGTAGGTGGTTTTGCCATTGGCATAACCATCGATGCCATTGGCACCTAAACTATCAGCCTCATAGCGGTAACGGAGAGCGAATGCGAGTCCGACTGGACCACTCATTGGCTGAACACCGACAATCTCATTGGTAATCAACTCTGGGAACGTACGTCGAACCATTGGTATTAATACCTTTGGTAGACGAGCATCGCCCGTAGCATAATTATCGCCAGAAAATGCGCCAGCAGTTCCTTGGTGAGATCCGAAGACTCCACCAGTTGCGGCTGAATTACCAGCCTCCTGCAAACACCATTTTTCTTGGTTTTCCATGAGAATAGCTGTATTTAGGCGGGTGTGTTCGTTGGAAATAGGACTAACTTTGTCAGAACTATGATCGAGAACAGGTTCCCACTTTTCTACAAGCTGTTGTGCGCGTGAACGGTCAATAAAGCCGGTTGCGGGTTTTACATTTTTAATACTCATATTATTACTTTCTTTCTATGGGATACAAAATTGGTGGACGTATTATTTAGTAATACGTTCCAATTCACTCAGATATCCGCTAACAGGACTGTTTGCCCCATTAGTTTTAACGACTCCTTCAGAAACAAGCTGTGTGGGTTTAGCATCACGACTGATAGCAGTCTTGGTTGCAGCAACCGCTGACTTCTGTGTTTCTTCCTGTTCGCCGTTTTCGAACATCTCAACAACATAATTGAAATTTTCTCTGATGTATGTTACATCCTTATCTTCGAGAAGTTTAATGATAAATTCTTTTTTAGCAGATGCCATTCCTTTAGTTTTACCTTCAAGGATCATTGCAGTCTTAACTTTGCCTAACTCACGATGTAGTTTAGCATTTTGGTCGTTGGCCTCGCTCAACAAACCAGCCATCTTGTCAAGTTTGTTCTTTCCCAACTTAACAACCGACTTAACATTCTCTTGAACCATTTCCGGATCAAAAGAAACCAATTTACGGATATCATTCAATTGCTTGCGAGCGTGTGTGTTTTTAACCGCTTCTTGGATTTGTGTGTAAGGAATTTTCTTTTCCAAATACATGGAAATAAATTTATCGAGATCGCAAATGATCTTATTCGAGAAAGTAGATGCTTTCTCGTCGATTGACTTCTTATAGAAGTTAATGATATTACCAAGTTTCTTGGTGTGTGACTCTGTAATAGCTTTAACAACAATTTTTAACTTATCACAATGATCGGTGTCCGATTTTTCTAAAATATGGTTCAATTTAGCAGCATGATCTTCATCTTGCTCGAACAAAGCCTTTTCAACGGCCAAAGAAACTCTAGCATCGGACTTTTCTTTAACTGCTGAGTCAAATGCTTCTGCGATTGCAGAAGCAGTTTCTTCGGTAATTAGATTTGGATCTAAATTTTTGAGAAGTTTTTTGAGTTCCATATTATTTTGTGTAATTACTTATACTTATTCATCAACAGTTTGTGTTTTTTTCGAATAATAATTTAATTTGTTCGATTTTTTAAATTCTGTTCTGCTCATAAGGGTTGTAGGTTAGTGTAATAAAAACACTGCGATTGTTCTTCCGACAACACGAAAATTAATAACCTTCTTCGATGCCATCTAACCCGTCTGCAAATATTGCAGTGTCCGGGAGATCTGCTGATGATAATCCTATTTTCTTATTAAGAATGATATCGATAATTTTAACGGCAACATTTCTTGGATCGTTTAGACTTACCACAACCATCGGTTTCTTTAACAGCCTTGTTAACCTTAACCTTAACCTTTTCGGTGAGAATAGCATCAAGGTTTTTGTCGGCATCCGAATATTTGTTCTCGCAAACATTCATAATGAGTTTGGAATATAATGATTTAAGATTCATAATAATAATTAGAGTTTCTTGATTGCATTAATGAAATTAATGACTTGTTCTTTAAGGAATTCTTGTTGAGCCTTCTTGGGAAGTTTGGAAATACTCTTTTCAAAATCAGCATAAACTGGTTCGAATAAACCGGATTCACCAACAAGCCATTTCTTAGATTCTAAGATACCATTAACAAAGGCAGTTGGAACCGAGGGGTCAGCCACAACATCAACGGCAACCAGATGGATTTCCGAAACCATTGATTTACCACCCTTTTCGTCGAGCCGTCCAAGTGCTCTAGAAGATACACCCAACTTAACACCATCCATAATAAGTGACTTAACAATATTACCCATAGGAGTAGAAAGAATCTTAGATTTTCCTAAAAATATATTACCATCTTGTTTAAGTTCGGTAACAACATGGCAAACCCGTTCTAGGTTAACCGTTGCTGAATTTCCAGTCCAAAAGGACTTTCCGTTATCCATGCAATAAAAATTTCCATGTTTTACTGTGACACAATAAACTCTCCCTGAAAAATCATCCACTGGTGTTATTTTTAAAAATCGAGAATCTAAATGGATATTATTAGTGCTTGATATATTTAATTGATACAATATAGATTTATTTTCTGCCTTTATCAAACGACCCGCAAAGTAATAATCCGATTCTGCTTCAATCTCTCTAATATTTCCACAACCGCCCGATTTGAATAAAATTTCATTCAAATCTAATATAAGCTGTTCTGATGTTGAAAACACATTTCGAAAATCGTATCCATCACAATTTCCAAATCGACCATCTCCTAAATTAAACCAATATACCAATTCGTCCAATAATGTAGAATCTAAATTTTTAAATTCTTTTGCGATTTTTTTATTATAACATGTTGTGCCAAAATTATTTTTAAGATATTCGGCTAATCGATAATCTAACAATTTAAAAATTGATGTGCCGCTATCGGTGATAGTTTCAGACCATTTCATTTCATCTGGAAATTCCGAAAGCATCTCTCTTATTTTTATAACAATGTCTGATTTCTTTTGAGTTATTCCCACAATCGTTTTTTCCGATTTTACAGTCCACCCCTCAGATAACCAAATTCCTAAAAATTTAACAAATGTTTCATATTTAATATAAGAATCGGTTTCTGGATTTATATTATATCTACCAACGTCCTTAATATTTTTTAACCCTTCTAATTTAAATAATTCGGGGGTTTCAGAAACCCAATTTCCTTGCTTTGGTATAGTCGAGTGGTTATATTTATTTCGATTATTATATAATTCCTCGGCTGTGACGAAAGATGGTTTATTATATCGATCATAAACTAAAAATCTATGATTTGGAGTTACCTTTGTATCAATATTTCTACCTTTAATATGGTATAATTTACCAGTATATGCGTCATCTATCTTTTTATCGATCTGATGTAATTCAATTTCGCGTGTATCTGGATTTAGAGAATAAACCATCTCTTCATTATCAATATCTTTCAAAAATTTCCAACCATCTCCCGTCAGAATTTTAGCTGTTTCAAGATGACAGTTCGGATGTTCAAGCTCACCAGTAGCTCGATTATTTTTAATCATTTCCGTATTATATCTATCAACTTCTTTTACCATCTCTTCCAATGGATAAATTCTATTATTTCTATTAGCCAAATCAGCCATTAAAAATGGTCCTTGAATATGCATTGTCGAAGGCGTATTTCGATTTTTTTCTTCGATGAGATATTTTACATCGTAATTAGGTTGTTCGACTATAAGTTGAAAAGCATTTTCCATGTGTATTGTTATAAAGTATTTATCATATATGTTTACAATATCTAATATTTGTGAGATATTATTAATAAGTAATATTATGAAAGACGACGATAGCCTTATTTTAGAATCACTTTATATCAAAGTTAATGAATATTACCATGATGATGGTGGTAATGCATCTAATCCTTATACAGTAACGATTGAGGATCAGGCTATGGTTGTGATCAACGGTGACGAATACTATGGTATCGGTGATGTTGAAGTATCTTGGGAATCAACTCCTGAACAAAAACAAACTTATACAGATCCGGGTATACCAGCTAGTGTCGAAATTTTGGATTTCGATTTTGATGAAAATTTCAGAATTGTTAAAGTTGATGAAGTTTCTGGTAACGAAATTCCTATTACACCTGAAATGGTTGGTGAGCATGTATATATTCGTTTATTAAGAGCACTTAAAGCCGAAGCCGAGGCTTATGCATCCAACAAGACTGAACAATACGTTCAATCTGTTTAAACTGTTAAATGTTTATCGGTTAAAATGATAAATTTATAACCTTTTTGTTTGGCATACTGTTCAGCAGCTTGCCATTTGGCATTATTGACTGCCCATGTATAACTTTCATACATAATAGTCTTCTTGGCCTTACGTGGTGTAATGATCGGTGCCATAGTTTGTCTTTCGGGCTTAACTTCGATCAAAAATTTTTGGTTAGATCCATCGGTTCTACGCATTTCACACACTAAATCTATAAAATACCGATGTATTTTACCGTCTGGTCCTTGATATGGAACCACTACGCTTTCCGAACCCCAGGTTAACACGTTAGAATTATTATCCATCCACCTAAATGCCTTTATTTCCAAACCTGATCGGTAAATTATGGGGATAGACCCCTTATATTTTTCAGGATGTTGAGCATTATAAATCCCTTGTTTATATTTGGGATTTTTTCTAAGATTTTTCATTTGAGTAAATTATTTTTATCAACAATTACTAATAGATTATATCCAGCGTCTCTAGTTTTTTTTAAATTTTTTATTATTTAAGTATCTATTTAGGTTGAGTGTATATTTTGATTTAATTTCTATAACGGTATTTAACATTTTAACATAAAAATCGGGATAATAATGTTTGTGTTTTACTTCTGTATCACATCCGCTTAAAATCATGCACAGAAAAATCTAGGTGGTTCAGCATCATAACCGCTGGTTATCATTTGAGCTTCTAATGCTTCCTTTTCTTTGATACCTTGTTGGAAAATATCACTATAATTGACTTGTTGACCACCAAATAAAATTGTTCCCGTATATTTTCCACGAATATATCCAATATTTTCTTTGACAAGTGCCATTGTATATTTCCAAACCCACAATTGAGGGACAATTTCTTTAATAGGTTTAAGAATTTTACACCCAACCACCCCAAAATAAGGATTTCCACTTTGACTGGGTTCTGGTATAACTCTTAGTACTTGTTCTTCTGGATAAAATCTAATATATGGTGTCATACCTAACAATTTTTCACGAGTATCCAACCAAGATTTAAGCATGTGCCATGTGACAAGATCATATCCCATATTACCCAACAGATGACCGAAATACGCTTGTTGTGCAATAGTGTTTTCGATTGTGAACAAAGTATTGACACCTGAGTTGTTACCTTGTTCGAACGAATGGACTTCGACAACTTTGCGATATTCGTTCATATCATAATCCCACCCAGAACTCAATTGGGTAGTCCCGGTCTGCATTAAATTAGGCGTTATATTGATTAGTTTACCAATTTCCAGTCCATATCCTCTTTGATATAGATCTGATCGAAATATTAAGAATTCCTCGGTTAATCCAGCGAATTTGGTGAAAAATTCACACGCCATATCGATACATTCATAGATCTGTTCATTTGCGGCTTCTACATCAATCATAGGTTCTCCTAAAGATCGTCTAACACGTTGAGCTAACAGTTCATAGCTAGTAATCCTTGGTGAGAACGTTGTTGATCCAAAATTGGTTGGTAATACAGACATATTAATAATTACTTATGATGTTATAGATCTTCTTCAGGATCTTCTTCATCATTTTCTAATGGTTCGGTCCCTACCGGAAAATTTCCACCTTCTACTGGTACGTCACCGGGAGCACCAAATTCGGGAATTGCTGATCCCATCTCGGAACCCGCGCCCGTTCCATCAGGAGGAACACCCATTCCACCACCTTCTGGGCCTCCACCACCTTCTAATCCTTCTTGGGCATCAGCCATTGCCTCTAAATGATCTCTCCAATTTGGCCCCATTTGACCAATTTGCATCAATTCCCATTGTAGGGCAGCATCTTTACGCAACCATGCCATATTTTCAGAAATCTTATCATCGGTAAGACCAAGATAATATCTCTGTGCAAAGGTTTTCGAGATTGATTCGTTTTGAGCCATGTTCGAGAAATTGTTATATTTCAAATCAAACAATTGTTGCTGTCTTATTGCAAAATAACTAGATGGTGGTGTAAATTCTAAATCAAAATTAGATTCATGTAGTCCGTATTCTTTCCACCAATCTCTAAGTTTTAAATGAGTGACAAATGACGCTTTAAATCCTTGAGCAAATGCTCGTTGAATTCTAATGATAAATTTGGCAAATCTAAGCTCTTCTCGCAAGATTTCTGCGCCATCGCTAAAACTTTGCTCTGGGTTTAGTCTGCTAGTAGGAACTTTTAAAGATTGATAAAGTTTTTTAACGAAATATTGCAAGTCGGCTAGTTCGCCTAATGATCCACCACCCGGAAGTGACTCAACGTTAGACCCATCTTCACCTTTTCTTCGAGCAAACCAATAATCATCCAACATGGACATAGGTTCGTATACATTAGACGCACCGGGAGACTGGCTCGACCCGTCATAAGATTTTCTATTCCTATACTGATGCATCATCTGTTTAATATATGCTTCTGCCTTTGCTGGTGGCAATGTTCCAACGTCGATAGTGAATTTCAATCGTTCTGGTGCTCTAACCATTCGATAAATGATAATAGCATCTTCGATGAGTGAAACTTGCTTGTAGGCTCTACGACAATTCTCTAAAAATGGAATTCTGATTGTAAAATCTTCATTCCATATACCAGAATGGATATATGTAATTTGTTTTCCTTCTAACGTTAAGATCTGTTGTTGTAAAGAATTAACCGGATTGGTATTCTTCATGTTCGGTGGAACATTTGGATTGGATTGAATATCAACAGGCTTTTGAAATAAGAAATTTTGAATTACCGTGTTTTGAACATTGTCATATACTGGATTGATAAGATCTCCGGGAACTGTTATTGCACCAACAATGCCAAGATTGGTTTTTTCTTCATGAATAACATTTTCAAAGAAGACTTCTCCCTCAGTAAGCCAATTTCTACAGTAAGCCCAACCCTTTCTTTGGATTTCAAAAATATTAATGAATCGATAGAATTCTTTTTCGATCTCTGAGCGTTCTTCGGACTCTATCTTGTTAAAATTGTTAAACTTGATTGAAATAGCTCGTCCATTATCATCAATATTAACAAAGTCATCGCAAATTTCATCCAAACAATCAGAAACTTCTGCAAATGCGGCCATTCTTCGATATTCCGATAACCTACGTGGTTTATCGGTGTCCAAAGCGGCGTAAATATACTGATGATATCCTTTATCGGTATTAAATGCACTAGGAGAGAATTGATCCTGCCAAGACTGATCCATATAAGGACCAGTGATGACAGATTGCCTCATTATTTTGGCTTCACGATTCTTAGTTAATCTACTAAATAACTCATATTTTGGATTATTTTCATCAACGTCCTGAACAATCTCAGCATAAGGCAATTTTTGTAGTAAACTTGAGACGAACCCTCTACCTTGATCTGTTTTTCCGCCAGCCTGTGAAAATGCGTTTGATGCCAT